CTAGCCTTTGCGGCCTTTTAGCTCAGTCAACGGATACCAGGTAAGGCGGGAATCCGAGCAGAACGGATCGTTCTCGTAACTGCTGGTGGCGTGGTCTCCAGTCATGCGAATCGAAAGGGTTTGCATTCCCAAGTCCCATCCGACCCTGTTCTTGGGATTGCCGCGGAGACAGACGAGAGTAACGCGCTTCTCGGCGTTCACCGTCGTCACCGAGGAAATAGCGGCGTCGCGAACAGAGTTAACATCGGCAACATGCCACTTCGCTTGCTCGATGAGATAAGCGCGCAGAGCTGGCGAAGGCGCCTGGGCTGTGGCGTAGATTGCAGATAATTCTGAGCCACTCTGGCAACCACCGATCATAAGCAGGCCAACAATTGCAATGCGCTTCATATTCAATCCCCTTTGCGAAGGTTACCTTCGCATAGGCGAATGATCTTGGGAATTCAACTGAAGATAGCAGTTATTGTCGGCGCCAACTGCCTGTTTTAGCTGCTTCGACCTGGATGAGTTCTTCAAGGTAATTGGTGAGCGCGGAGGGATTCGAACCCTCGACCCCATGATTAAAAGATTTGGGCCGGGGCGTTTCCGTGAGTGTCAGGGCGTTTCGCCGTGTATCACTTAAGCGACTGGATTTTAGCAGGTTATTCGCCTAGAGTGTCTCAGGCTTTTGCACTGAGTAGCAGCCTATACCGGGCTCAGGTTGTTACCCAGGTGTTACCCGAGGACGCTCCCATGCCCTCCGTTGTGCTTTCGCCAGATGGATTCAGGCACTCGAGAAGAAGCCGGCGCCAGCCTCTCGAGAAGAGATTGCCGACGCTGCGTTGACCGGCCTGTATCTTGTCCGCCAACCTTCCGGCGCCTTGTCGTGGGCGGTTCGATATAGGCATGGCAACCGACCACGAAAGCTGACCCTGGGGCCTTACCCGCTGCTTGGGCTAGCGGAAGCCCGACAGAGGGCCGCCGAGGCGTTACGCGCGGCATCCGAGGGCAGGGACCCCGCTGGCGATAAGGCCGCTCAGCGAGCTGCTATGAGGGCAGGGGAACCCGTCGTCGATCGGGACCTTTTCGCGACCGTCGTTGGTGAGTTCATGAAGCGCGAGGTTCGACCTAAAAACCGGGCTCACGATTTGGTCGAAGGCATTTTCCGCAATCATGTCCTGCCCACTTGGGGCGAACGAAAGATCCAGTCCATCACTCGCCGCGACATCGTCGAGCTGACTGACGCGTTAGTGGACAAGGGCCAGCCATACGCGGCCAACCGCACCTTTGCTCACGTCCGACGTTTGTTCAACTGGGCGATTTCCAGAGGGATCGTGGACGCTTCACCTTGCGCTGGAATGAAGCTTCCCGGAGCCGAAGTTTCGCGGGACCGGGTCCTTTCTGACGGCGAAATCCGGTTTTTCTGGCTGGCAACTGCCAAGATTGAGGAGCCCTTTAAGGGGTTTTTCCGGACGCTGCTACTAACATTGCTGCGACGGGACGAGGTGGCCGGCATGCGGGAGGCCGAAATCGACGGCCAAGTTTGGACCATACCGGGCTACCGGACAAAGAACAGCCGGCCGAATGCGGTCCCTATCGTTGACCAAGTCGGCGACGTGCTCCAGGCCGTGCCAAAGATCGAAGGGGGCTTTGTATTCTCCACCACCGGCGCCGCACCAATTAGCGGGTTTTCTCGGGCAAAAGCTCGGCTGGATCGGCTGATGCTAGAACTCATGCAAAAAGAAGCCGGCGACGAGACGGACGACGTGGTACTCGCGCCGTGGCGTATCCACGATTTGCGCCGCACCGCTGCCACGGGGCTAGCCAAGCTAGGAACGCCTCCGCACGTTATCGAGGCGGTTCTAAACCATCGCAGCGGGCAGGTCTCTGGGGTTGCTGCCGTCTACAATCGGTTTGAATATGGCGAGGAGAAGCGCCAAGCGCTTGATGCTTGGGCTAAGCACTTGGCTAAAGTTGTGGCTTGAGGTTCCGCGTCTTTAGGTCCAGGTTTTCTCTATGCATTTACTTAGGAATACTCAAGTACCTTCAATAGGTTGCTTTTCTTAATTGAGCCCCGGCGCGTTTGCACAATGCAGCAAGCTGTTGCAGATCGTCTCTGTATGCGCCAACTTACGCCTAGTTGAGTTGAGCGAGGTGAAGTTATGGCCGTGTTGATGAGAGATATTGACGAAGTATTCATGACGACGTCGGAAGTTTTGGGGCGCTACCGGATCTCCCGCGCGAGCCTTTGGCGCTGGCAGAAGAACGCGAATGTCGGTTTTCCATCCCCGGTCATGTTTGGCAGTAAGAAACGCTACAGGCTCTCCGACCTCATCGCCTTCGAGGGACGACGATCGGGGGGACGCCTAGCCTTATGAACGACGTGCCAACGCTTGACTTTGTCCGCCGCTAGAGCATTCTGAGAACGTGCCGAGCCGGTAGGCACTTATGAGCTACGCTCACCTCGCCATTCATGGCAGCCGGCCCGATACCCTCACATTCAATCTGAACAACCGCATACTGTGCGGACGAGGGTTTATGTTATGCAGCGCACAATCCAAGATCTATTCGAGAGCCACAAAGAGACAGCGGCTCTTCTCGCCAATAACAGCGTTATGCCGGACCAAGTATCCGAGCGCTTAGTTACCAAACTTGTCGCAGTCGACAAAGAAATCATGAACAGGCACCCGGCGGTTGTCGGTGATTTAGCCTTTATGGCGCGGGTAGCCAAGTATTGGCTGGACATCGAGGGTGAGAACGCCAACAGCGAGAGCTTTGAAGCCAAGCTGACACGTGCTGTTGCCGCACTCGTGCCCTTGGAGGCTTGAAAGCGCCAATGGATCAGAAAGTCACCGAAGTCGTAGACGAGATTGCTTTGGCCGCTGCATGGCTTAGGGCCAGAGCTCCCGGCGAGGCGAATCCCGTCAACCTGCAGCGTTGGCACGGCGATAACGTGCAGGAGCGGTTCGGTCTGAGCAGTGCCCAGGTCGCGCGCGCCTGCCGTGAAGCCGTCGGCCGTCAACGCCATTCAGTCCGAGATTTGAAGGACTGGATAGCGGCTGTTGCCCGAACGCCGGGGCTTGGCGAGCTTGCCTATCGGCTGGCGTTGGCTTTGGCGGGACACGCCAACGTTGAACACGCTTTCGTCTGGCCGTCTCAGGAAGCCTTGGCTCGGGAGATCGGTGTTGAAACTACCCGTTCAGTACGGAAAGCGGTGGCAGCGCTTGCCAAGGCCGGAGCTATCCGCACTCTTCGCGCGGTCGATCTACCAGAAGAGCTCGCAGCGATAGCGCTTGGGAGCAAACGCGCTGGCGGGTCTGGTCGGGGCAAGCGCGGGGTGGCTTACTGCCTCGTTCCGCCATCTGAATGGGCCGAAGTGGTCCGCAAAGGGCCTCTAAATAGAGGTCCGCAGCGGGCCGCCTTAACTCAAAGGCTCAACTGCAACGGGCTACGCCCGGATTCTCTTCTTCCAATTGGGGGAGAGAACTCCCTAGGCGCTCGCTCTGCATCAACGGTTCTATCACGCGAGACGTTGAACCAGATAGTACAAGGGAAGTGACATGACAGCACAAACTCCGGCTGGGCTCGCAATCGTCCGCGCCCATAGAACCCATGAGGCGCTGCGGCTCGACTCCGGTCATGTGATCTACGCGGAGGTCGAGCCTCGTGAACGCTGGCTTGTTGTCGCCAACGGTTCGGAAGGTGTCGAGATCCTCGCCGCATCCGATACCGAGCAGGAAGCCACAGAGGCCGCAGGCCGTGTAAAGGCGGCACTTGGCCTGCTCACCATAGAGGCGGAGGGGAGAGCATGACCATTACCGGCACGTTGGCACGTCGCGAGGCGCAGGGAAAAGCCGAGCTCATCAAGGATGAGAGCGGACAAGAACGAGTGATCATCTGGTGGGATGAGGGAGTCATCCCTGTATGGGGAAGTCTGCTCAACAACGGAGACACCTTCCGTTTCGTTGAGGCGGACAGCAGGGACGCTGCCCTCTATTGGCTCGAAGCTATGCGCCAAGACGAAACGCTAGGCAGGGGCGATGACAGCTCATCTCAGCCAGCGTCTTCGGTCGTGCCGATCTGGACCGGCCGGCGGCGTCCCTGACCCCGCCCCCCCGGATGGGTCCTTCGTCGGCCCTTGTAAGCCGCGGGTCGGCGGCACCGCACGAAATTAGCGTTTCAGAGCTTTTCGATTTTGCGGTTCCGATTCCGATTTATGGCACGGCGCCGCTTCAACACCCCGAATTTTTTGCGATAACAAGCTTGCGCCGCGCGCGGATCAGGTTCAGCCTAAATTTGAAGGTACAACAAATGGTCATCCGACTAGCGAGAATAGATCTCGCGGTTGACCTTCACACATGGGAGTACTGAATGGTAGTTAATCTAGCCACATACTTGTCCGTTATCTGCTTGGCCCTTTCGGCATTGGCTTGGACTGTTTCGGCCGCGGCTAGTCCAATCATCGAACAATCTTATTGGGACAGGCTGCCGAATGGTTTGATACTTCGGCAGAAAGTCGCAGGTTGGGCAAACATGGCCGCAGCGCTTTTGTCAGCTGCTGGCGTTTTCTTCCAGGCTTATGCAAGTTCGGCGGCGTTGAGCTAGGTACGGTTGGGCGGCAGCCGTTTGGTCTTGACCCGATGGTTCGGCATGGGAGCAGGTACGGCTCCCATGCCATCAGCATTAGGTGTCGCCGTAGATCTTCGTCCCGGCGAAGGCGACTTGAGCTGAGCGTCGCAGGAGGGTTGCGCCGGCCTCGCTGATCTGATTCACAACCTTACGAGCAGCAGCTTCCGCAGCCTTGGCTATGTCCTCAGCTCCGGCGCCACGTATCGATATCGTGACCGGCGCATGGATAGTGAGCCCACCCGCGCTAGCCCGCGCCGCGCTGTTCGGCGTTATCGCCCCGCTTCTTCCTGGTGTGAACAGCTCCGGGCCTTGCTCACCAACAAGGTACGTGAGACCAGATTTGACCGGGCCGCCATTAGCTCGTGGCCCTCCAAAGGCGCCGGTATTGGTCGGCGTGCTGGTCGATCCTCCGAGCCCGGAGAGCATGCCCCTAAGAACGCCCGCTTTGCTTATGGCGCTGTCGATCGAAGACGGGTCGACCTGTGGTCTTACCTTCATCTCGTCGAAGGAGCGCAAGCGCGCGTCCAACTGGTCGAGCTGATCCTGAAGCGGCCGAACGAGAGTTTCGGCCATCTCTGGCACCTTCGACTCCGCGCGGATCTTCGCTATTTGTGCAGCTATGTCGTCTCGCTGACGACGAAGGTCGTCCGCTTCCGCTTGGTCGGCGGGGGTATAGTACTTTCCACCAGCAACGGAGCCGAGCTCGACCGCGCCCTTTCCGAGCATCGTACCCGCCTGATAGCCGGCATAGGCCGCGCCAAACGCTCCAAGCGCCCGCGCTGCACTGCTGGCCCAAGGCCCGATTTGGCTAAGCCAAGCCCATCCCGCGCCCGCAGCAGCCCCACCAGCCCCGGCAGCGCCCGCAGCGCCTCCTAGAGCCGCAGAAGCCGCGGAGAGGCCTCGGAGCCAGCGCACGAGAGCCCAGGCCGGTTTGATGCCGCTGAGCAGCAGGACAGCATTTGCGAATACCCGCACCGGCCCGGAGACAGCTGCGATTGCACCAGCAGCAACGCCAAGAGCGGCTAGCCCGGCCGCTACGGCGCCGAGTGTGGCTCCCCAATTGCCACCAGCCGCGGAGTTTAGCCACTCCCCTAGCCAGGTTCCGGGGCCCACCAAATCAGCAAGCGCCTTGGCCGCTCTGCTCGCTCCATCCGCCATGGTCCCGATGGACTCTGCGAAAGACTTCATAAAAGCGGCGCCAAACGCCGATTCCGAAAAGGCGGTGCCGACCCTCGCGAGGTATCGGGCAAGGTCGTCGAGCTTGTCGAAGTTCAGATAGGCCAGCCCGCCAAGAGCGGCCAGCAGAAGGTTCGTCGGCCGCACCAGAGTGTAAGCAGCGAGGCGGGCGGCGGAGATGGCCAAGCGGAAAGCAGCCATCCCGACCACAACCTTGGAAACCCTGAGCACCATTTCTTTGTTCGCACGAACGAACGCTGCTACGCGGTCGATGAGCGGTCCGAAAGCGTCGGACATATCGCCGATCATCGGAAGCAACACCCGACCAAACTCGATACCGAGGGCGGTTGCGCGGTTCTTCAGGATGTCGAGCTTTGCCGCCGTCGTGTCGATGCGGGCTTGAAACTCCTTCTCGACCGAGCCGGCATATTTGATTCGATCTGAAATCACGTCGAGCGCTTCGGCAAGGAGCTTGCCGTTGGCGATCAACCCCGGCACGGCCCGTGCCTCGTCGCCAAACAAAGCGGAGATAAGGGCGCCTTGCTTGTCTTTTGGTAGCCTGCCGATGCGTGCCAAAACGTCGTTCGTTGTAGCGACCGCGTCGCGCTGCATGTCGGCAGAAACCTTGCTCGCCTCTAGACCCAGGGCTCGATATGCGGCCCGCTGTGCCTTGGTCGCTCCTGTGCCGATCGTCAGTGCGCGGGTGAGGTTCCGGAACGATGTGGCCGCAACCTCCGGCTCTGCACCAGCCGCGACCATTGCCGATCCGAACGCCGCCATTTGCTCCGCCGAAAACCCTGCGATGCGGCCGGCGCCTGCAACACGCTTTTCGAAATCAATGAGATCTGCGGCCGAAGACGCCTGACTGTTCGACAGGGCGTTCAATGCATCGTTTAGCTGGATGATGCCATCGACAGACAGGCCGGCCGCGTTGCCGATCTTCGCCATGGAGTCGCCAGCATCCGCCGCGGGGATGTCGAATGCAGTGGCAGCCTTTGCAGCAGCTTCGGTGAATTTCGCCAAGTCGCGAGTTTGAATTCCAGCTTGTGCTGCAGCAGCCGCCAGGGTTGCAAGATCGGTCGCCGCCATCGGGATAGATTTTGACATCTCCAAAAGCTGGCCGCCGAACGCCTTTAGCCCGTCTGCGCTGAAGTCGGAAACCTTCCGAACATCCGCCATAGCGGACTCGTACTCCATGGCCGCTCCGATCGGACGAGAAAGGGCATACCCAATGGCCGCAAGCCCCAAAGCAGCCCGGCTGAAGTCCGCAGAAGCGGCAGCCATTCCGACGTTGAATGCCCTGAACTGTGCGTTCAACTTTCGGGCCGCCGCGCCGATCAACCCTGCGCGTTTCGAGAAGTCATCCAGCAGCGAGAGCTTAAGCGTGGCGGTCCGGTTGATATTGCCCATTCGAAAAACCTTTCAAAACTGTAAAATCCATAACCTAATCCTATCACACCTTCGCCATTCATGATATGTTCCTGTTATGAGATGGGGGCTTTGATGACGATTTCTCAAAAGAAGCTGGCAGACGAATTTCAGGTGACGCAGCCCAGCGTACTGTCGTGGCTTCGAATGGCAGGGCTCGACAGCGCGCGTCTGAGGGATCCTGAAACAGCCCTGGCAGCCGTCGCGCTTGGCGAGCTGACCCGTCTGGGCCTGCCTGGACCTCAGGCCGCCCGGCTGGTCGGCGAGTGCCGCTCCGAGTTGGTCCATTGTTCTGTCAACGGTGTGTCGGCGTGGTCGGTGATCTTTCGCCCATGGCGCGAAACGCCAGACGCGACAGTTGCCACAACCCCGGCTCAGCTTGCCGACATCGCGGCAGCCCAGCCCCTAACCCTCGTCGTGGCGCTGCCCGCTCTTGTCGCGGCGGCGAAGGCAACCCTTGCTCGCCTGGAGGCCTGTTTTGCTTAACCCACCGATCAACCGTGCCGTTGGCCTGGCTGCCGCTCGCTCTCGCGCTGGCTGCGCTCAGGCGCTGGTCCGCGACAGCCTTGAGCTCGCGGTGTCCGATGAGGATGGCCGCGTTACGGTCGTTCATCTTCACCCGACCGACGCCCGCCGGCTGGCCGCCGCTCTCGAAGCGCAGGCGGAGCGCGCGGAATGTGGGATTCCCGCCTAATGACCGACACGTTCATCCGCGCCGCGATTGCTTCCGCGTCCTCGGTCGATGTGGCCGCACGGACGGTGGAAGCCATCATTGCAAGTGAAACCCCTGTGCGTCGCAGTTCATGGGACATCGGCACCTTTGATGAAATTCTCGTTTGCCGGTCCAACGCTGTCGATCTGTCGCGGTCGCGCGCGCTGGCCGTCGTCGACTCCCATGATGTCGGCTCGCTCGATAGTCGGATCGGAACGGTCGTTCCAGGCTCGATCCGTTTCGAGGCCGGCCAGATTATTGCGACGCTCAGGCTCAACGCGAGCGAGCGCGCCGACCAAATCCTTGCCGATCTTGAAGACGGGCACCGTATCGGCGTGTCCATTGGATACCGCTACGGAACGGCCGAGCGAACCGAGGCGCCTGCTGGTGGCGTCGCCACCGTCCGTGTGACCGCTTGGACGCTGCTCGAAGTCTCACTCTGCAACGTCCCCGCAGATGGCACCGCCATGACCCGCGCCATTCCATCCTTTGAGGAACCCAACATGACCGAGACCACCAACGAGACCACCGACGGCCAGCCCTCGCAGCGCGCGATCCGCGCGGAGCGCGCCCGTGTTTGCGACCTGACCAATATTGCCCGCCGCGCCGGCCTCAAGGACGACGCCATGTTGTCCCAGGCCATTGAAGAAGGTGCCAGCGTCGAAGCGTTCCGCACTGCTGCCTTTGAGAAGCTGATCGAGCGCCAGTCGCAGACGCCAACCTTTCCGCACACCGGAGCGGCAGGCAATCGCAGCATTGCCGACGCGATGACTGATGCCCTCGTGATGCGCGCCGATCCGCGCCATAAGCCGGCGGACGATGCCCGCGAGTTCGTTGGCCTGTCGCTGCCGGAGTTGGCCCGCCGGAGCCTTGAGAGCAGTGGCATTCGTACCGCCGGTTTTGGCGCGTCGACGGTAATCGACCGCGCATTGCACGGTGCGGGCGACTTCCCGATCGTTATTTCTAACGTCGGCGAACGACTGTTTATGGCGTCCTACGGGGCTAGCCCGGCAGCACTCAAGCAGGTAGCTCGTCAGGCTACCGCCGCCAACTTCAAAGCCAAGACCGCGGTGAAGCTGTCCGGCTTTAGCGACCTTGAGAAAGTGACCGAGCACGGCGAGTACAAGCGCGGCACTTTCACCGAGGGCGCTGAATCCTATAAGCTCGCCACGTTCGGCAAGGTGTTCGGAGTAACCCGCGTTGCCCTCATCAACGACGATCTCGGCGCCTTCGCCGATGTGTCGCGCAAGCTAGGCGAGGCCGCCGCCCGCCTAGAGGCGCAGACGCTTGCAGACTTGGTTGTGAAGAATCCCGCTATGGCGGACGGCAAGGCTGTGTTCCACGCCGATCATAAGAACCTGCTCACCGGCACCGCGCTCGACATCACGGCTCTGAAGGCTGCTCGTCTACTGCTGGGCAAACAGACCGGGCTCGCTGGTGAACTGATCGACGTCCGCGCCAGGTTCTTGGTTGTCGGTCTCGAGAACGAGACCACAGCCGAGCAGCTCTTGACCGCTATCAGCGCCACGACGTGGGCCGACACCAATCCATTCTCTGGGCGTTTCGAGTTGGTCGTTGATCGCCGGATCTCCGATAACTCGTGGTTCATCACGGCTGATCCATACGCAGTCCCCAGCCTCGAATACGCCTATCTGTCGGGGGTGGGAGGTCCGGAATTCTTCACCCGCGAGGGATTTGACACTGATGGTGTCGAAATAAAGGTACGCCTCGATTTCGGTGGCGGCTGGCTGGACCATCGCGGCTGGGTGAAGAACCCCGGCGCCTGATTGAGTTCCGGCCGGTGGGATTGGTTCTCCGGGGCCGGCCGGATGATGCGGTGAGCAGCTTCACCGCACGGTTCCCCCTCCGCTGCCGGGATCGGCGGAGAGGGCTTCTCACCCGCCCTCGGCATGAAGCACGCCGGCCCGAAAGCCCGCTGACAATTATGAGGAAGTTTGAACATGGCGTCGTCAACCGCATTGACCTCACCCAGCAACGACTATGCCGCCCCCGTCAACGCTGTACTCAACAAAGAATTCTGGGATTCGGCGCTAACGTCAGTTGGGGCGCGTATCCGAGCGCTTGAGGCGCTGAAAGTCGAATGGGAAACGCTGATCAGCCAGGGAACCGGCCAAGCACTCGCGGTAATCCAGGCCAACGTCGAACCTCAGTTGGTAGCGCTGACCGCGATGATAGATCAGCTGAAGGCCGACGTTGCGGCGGCGGAGGACGCCATCGCTGTCATCGTGGCTGGCGGCGTCACCATGGATAACGTGACCGGCTTGGCCGCGGCGTTGGCCCTCAAGGCGAATATCACCTACGTTGATGCCGCGATTGATGCCCTGAAGGGTGGGGCGCCGGCCGCCTACGACACGCTGGTCGAGATTGCGGCCAAGTTGGAAGGCGACGACACGGCAATAGCTGGGCTTCTGACGTTGGTCGCCGAGAAGGCAGCAAAGGCAACTAAGATCCAGGTTGCCTCTGGCCTGTCGATCAATGGTGTGGCTGGCAGCGACGGGGCCCCGGCCGAAGGCGATCTTTCGGCAGATCGGCTCCTAGCGCTCAACTTGGCAGCAAAGGCGTTAGCCTCGGACGTCTGGGCGGCCGGTTCGGACGCGACGGAAGCGCCTATCGCTCCGGCAAAACTCAAGGCGGCGGTTCTCTCCCTCTCCGGCGGCCTTGCAACAATGCAGTCTGTGGCGGACGTATCCGCGTCTCGCGCGTTCGGAATCGTGTATCATAATACCAGCGGCAAAACCAAGTATGTTTCCGTTAACGCAAATTCATCCGGAGGTTCCTTTAGTCTTGGCTTTAGTCCAACCACCTCCATATCCGCGGTAAAAGGAACAACTATACCTACGGGTGGTTCATCTAACCTTGATCTATTTGTACCTCCAGATTGGTTTTACGGGGTTCCTGTCTCGTCCGGCATAACGGAATGGACTTGGTGGGAAGCGGAATAACGGCTTTTTGAAAGAGGCAATAGCATGTCCATCTTCGACCGCCTGGACCGGCTAACAAGTCGGGCCATCGATCGCGCCAACGCGCGCGCCTTTACCTTCTACCCCGGCAGGCAGGCGCCTAATGGGCGTTATGGGGCTGATCCCGACCGGGCGGAGTTCGCCGGCTCTGGCATACTCACCGACGAGGAAGGGGGCCTGACGCCCATTGAACAGGGCGACCGGGACCGCTCCGGCAACGACCTAAGGTCCATGGTCACTGGTCGACGCCTTGAGCTCTCAGTCAGCCTAGAGCGGACCCCCGAGATCAAGGTAGCCCGCCTAGGCGACCGGGTGACTGTCGAAGGTGACGAGCGGATCTTTGATGTTGTGAGCGTTCAGCGCGACGGCCTATCGCGCCTAGTGCTCGTGCTTGCTGCCTAGTCGCCCAACTGCGGGTGAGGCTTAGCCGAACGACATCAAGTCCTGATACTCCGGACCAGATCTACCTTGGCGACTGATGGATATTTTCCATGACGAGAACAACACCCCGCGGCTTTGAATGTACGAACCCGCGGGACCAGGCTCAGTAAACGTGCCAAATTCTGAGAGAGAAACGAGAGTCTGTTCCATCTCTCGATCGATTACGGGCGCCAAATAGAACTTTTCGTCGAGAAGAAGAAGGTCTCCAGCGGGGACATCTCCGTTTGTTGTGTGGCACTCCGAATCATTTACTGAAAGCAGCCAGTCATCTCCATAGCAGATTGCAAGGGCTTGCCGGTCGAGCGCCCTCAGGATCAAGCCCTCACCCTCAATCATAGTCAGGAGCTTGGGGGCTTTTTTGTGTAGGACGCACAGAGCAATGTAGCTCCCCCCAGACGGCAGAACGATTCTAGCAAGATCTCCCGGCTTTAAGACCGTTACCGGGCGGGAACTAATAGCGTGCGAGCAACGCATTTCAGGGCCTTCTCTATTCATGACGAAAGGGGCCCAATTACTACGAGCATTAAGCTGTTTGGCAATATCGCAGGGTCAGTTTCACCTAGGGTTTCCGCCTCTGCTCAACCGGAAAGGAATCAATCTAGCGCATTGGCGCTCACCTGTCCGCAGGATTTACGCTCCGTCCCATCCTGCCATCCTTGCCACCTGGCTCGGGGTTTGTTGAACAATGAATGTTCTCGTCTTTTCTCCGAATGCAACTAGTATTTCTGATTCATTCTCATCTTGATATGGGCCGATGTAAATGATGTGATCAACGTTTATAAATACATCCCGGTGTTCCGGATCCATATAGGGGAGGAACTCGGTTATCCTGAATCTAGCCAGCTTCATTCTTGGCGCCCTCTTATTACCGATCTGGTCCAGTAATTGATGGGCCGAACATATCACCACCCGCGGCAGGCCTACGAGGTGGTCCTTAGTTCGGGGGGAGGCGCAATGCGACAGAAGCGTTCTTTTTGTGGTGGGTCGTTACCCTGGCTGTTGTGACACGCAAGATCACTTGGGCAATGGCGGGATTATCCGGGATTAAGCGGGATATGGCGGGGTAGGTCGAGGAAACAGGGACTTATCCGAGACGCCGGGCGCTAAAAAGCAAAAAAGTTCATTTGGCACTTTGAACGGCACTTTAGGCGGCGCGCAACATCAGTTGGCACAACCATGTGCCGGCAAACCGCTGATGGACCATTCTAGCCCAGCTAGCGCTTTCAGCTGAACACATAGCGTTCTTGGTCCAGCTGGGCACCATCAAACCATTATCTAACCAATCTGAGGAACCGCTCAACAACGCTAGGAACGGCGTCCATAGGTGATCGTTCAGTACCTTCCTCGTCTTCGACACAAAATTGGTAAGCAACGACTATAAACTCAGCTCTTCTTCGTGCATCAACACGCCTGGAATGCCGATCAAGCCACTCCTCAACGGAAACGATTATTGAAAACAAAAGTTTGAAATCGACATCCCCACCCGAAAAAAACGCGTCTTCATCATTCCCTGTTGATACCCGGCCGGTCACAAGCCAAGTGACATCAACGCCCAAAGCGTCATAAGCCAGCAGGTGCTCAGATTTGGGCGTCGTGACTCCCGTTTCGTGGTTCCTTACGGTGCCCAACGGTATGCCAGATTTGGATGCCAAATCTTCGCGCTTCCAATCACGTGATTCGCGCCATTCCTTGAGGCGGGTTCCGACTTCGTCAGCGTAAGGCATTGCAAAGTCCGAACAAAAGAGAGAACCGTGCGCTTGGTTCTACTAAGCCAAAAAACGACGTTTGATCAATGCCGTACGCGTCGTGGCCATCGACGGCATGAATGCAGCAAGATGGAACCAAATCTGGGCACTTGACCGACCAGATTTGGGAGCCTAATTTAGGTTGCATGTCTAGTCGCTCTCAAACCCATGACATCCCCAAGAGACCCACTGAGAGACGTCAGTGGATTCTCTTCCAATTGAAGCTCAAGGGCTCCAACTTGAGCGCCCTTGCGCGTGAACTTGGCTGCACCCACCAGGCGGTCATCCACGCCGCAGCCGGTAGGCCAAGCCAAGAGATCGAGCAGGCGATTGCCGACAAGATCGGCGTTCGCCACGTGGACCTTTTCCCAGAACATTTCGACGAGAACGGCGAGCGAGTTCCGCTTGCACGTCCAAGGCAACGGAAGGGTATCCCGCAAACCGAAATTTGCAATGTCTATTCACGGGAGACGGTCTGACATGGACAACCGGCTCCACGTTGTCACGGCAGATTTGACAATCACCCCTGACATGCTGCGCCGGCGGCGCCTGGCCGACGTCGCGCCCCGCTGGGCGCGCGACCTCCTCGGGCTGATCGCCGTCGTCTTGTTCGGGGTCGGTCTTTCTCTGGCCGGCATAGTGCTGACCAGCCAGAGCATGGGAGGCTGATGATGATCGCAGCCATTGTCATCATCACCATCGCCGGCCTTTCCGTGTGCGCCAACGACACCGTTGCCCTGGTGATCGTCGGCTGCGCATTCATCGCCTTGCTCGGCATCGGAGGCTGATCGTGGTCAACCCCGTCTGCCTCACCGATCTCGCCTGCCGCTATCAGCGCGAAGCCTATCGCGCCGCTGCCGAGGCGATGGACCTTCGCATCGCGCTCGCCCGCATGGGATGCCGGCCCACCGAGGATCAGGTGCTCATGTCTCACCGCTACGACGACGCGGCCCGCGCGGCCTCCGAGCGCGCCAGCAACGCCCTGCAGTTCCTGTTGTTCCAACAGCCCGTCTTCGCGCGGGCTGCCTGACCGAGGAGAGCCAACATGCAGACCGCTTTGCGATGCACCCTGAACCGCCAGGCCCTCAGCCGCGAGACTATGAAGTTTCGCCTTCGCCAGACGGTCCTCCTCGCTTCCGCGCTTTCGCAGCCAGGACATCAAGGAGAGCAGTTACGGATGTTAGTAGCTGAAGCCTTGGAAGCGCGGTCCCCTTCGTCATCTCGACCTGTTCAAGAAACGAACGGAACTGTTCGAGACCGCTCAGCCACTCCTCGTTCATGCCGACCGCCGGCACCTGAGTAGCCGCGAAGTCAATCATGGTGTCGGCTAGCTCGAGCATCCGCTCGCGAGTGATCACTCCGGCATCAATCAAGGCCGCAGCTACGACAAAGGCCGGCAAAAACGAACCGGCACTTTCGATCTGCAGATCGGCGACATGAAAATCCATCTCTTCTAGTCCAGCCGAAACCTTGTCGATCTGTTCCTGCAGCGACTTAGCCATCCCCATTCTCCTCCAAACGAGAGTTGAGCAGCTCGATTGTAGGAGGGTCGCGTCACCTGCGGAAGTGGTGAGGAGCCAGGCGGCGGCAGCATTCCTCCCTAGACCTGGCCGCCGGACCATCTCCGGTTCGGTGGCCCTTTTTCAGGAGAAGATCATGAAGTTCAGTGAAGCGCTGGAACACATGCTGGCCGGCAAAGCCATGACACGCGAAGGCCACGGGCGAGAACTCGAACGCGTGTTCCTAGTGAAAGGCAGTATCGACGCAGACCACCGCGAAATCGCTACCGACTGCCTTCCTTGTTCTCCCGAGACGAGCGCCATCCCGCTCGACTACTTCGAACAGGGTGATGACGACACCACCACCCGCCTGCCTCGCTTCGACGCCGTCGACTACAACGGCAACATGCTGACGGGCTGGTCTCCCTCGTGCGTCGATCTCCTCGCCGCTGACTGGGACTTCACCGAGAATATCTCAATCCCCTTCGAAAAGGAGTTTGGCGCCGAAGAGGCGGCCTGACGCTCCGGATTCCGGCCTGGGCTTCGCCTTGGCCGGTCCCCCGAACGCCAGCCCTCGGATAAGGATCCATGGCCCGCACCGACGATCATCGCCAGACGGACTTTCTCGCGGCCTTCGAACCGGCTGAGCAGCCGATCGAACCGCAGTTCGGAAGCCTCGATATTGCCTCAGAGCTATGCGCGGCGCTGGCGCTCGCCATCAAGGAATGCCCGCTCAGCCGGGCGGAAATCGCGGCGCGTATGAGCGACCTGACCGGCAAGACCATCACGGACGACATGTTGAACAAGTGGACCTCCAAGGCCGGTGAAGGCTGGCGTTTCCCCCTCGAGTTCGCGCCGGCCTTCGAGGTGGCGACGGGCAGCCAGAACCTGATGCTGCTGATCGCCCGCAAGCGCGGCGTGCTGATCATGACACCGAAGGAGGGCCGCGATGCCGAGATCGGCCGGGCCCAGCGGGAAATCCGCTCCATGCAGCGCCGTCTGCGTCAACTGATGGGCGGTGCGGCATGAGCGCGACGGTAATCATTGGCCAGATCGCAGCGGCATTGGGGATTTCTCCTCGCGGGGCATCAAAGCGCGCCACTAAGGAATGCTGGAAATACAACGAGATCGCCGTGCGTGGTGGTCGCCAGCGCCTATATTCCATCTCCGATCTTCCCACAGAGGTCCGTGATGCGCTCGCTCGCCATCAGTTGATGAACCGCGCCGGCGTGCCGGCTGTCGCTTCCTCGATCTGGCCAGTTGAAACGGAAGTCACCTCAACGCCGGCTGTGACGCCGCTTTCCGAGGCCGACCTCAAGAGCTGGCAGCGCAAGATCATGCTGGCACGCCTGACGTTGGTTCGCGAAGCCGATCGCCTGTCACGGACGACACCGAAGATGCGGGCGATCGAGATGATCGTCGAGGCGGGAAACGCCGGCAAGCTGCCGCTCGAGCTGCAGCGCGCCGCCGAGGCGGCCAATGCCAAGAGGGGCGACAAGACCCCGCTTTCGGTCACTTCGCTCCGCCGCTGGATCGACGATTTGCATGCTTCCAGCGGGCAACCAATCGCCCTGGCGCCGGCACCGTCGCCGCGCGAGATGCACCTTCCGCCGGCCTGGTTGGCGCCATTCCTCGATTTTTACGCTCTGCCGTCGAAGCCGTCCGTGGCCGGCGCCGTCAAGGAGATGGCCAAGAAATGCCCTGGCATCGATCTGCCGCCGCTCCGGACCATCCAGTTTCACATTGCCAAGATGCCGGCGATCGAGCGGGCACGGGGACGGCTCGGGCCGAGAGCCTTGCGCCAGCTCAAGGCGTTCGTCCGGCGCGACGTTTCTGATCTGTGGCCGACCGCCGTCTATGTAACAGATGGCCATACCCACCATCGCATGGTCGCGCACCCGATCATCGGCAAGCCGTTCCGGCCGGAGATCACATCGACGATCGACGTGGTGACGCGCCGCGCCGTCGGCTGGTCGGTGGCGCTGTCGGAAGCGACTTTCGGCACGATCGACGCGCTCCGCCATGCCTTCACGACGTCGGGCGTTCCGGACATCTGGTACGTCGACAACGGCAGCGGCTTCAACAACCAGATACTCGACGACGGCCTGGTCGGACTCCTGTCCCGCTTCGATGTCGAGAAGCACAATCGCCTCCCATACCGGTCGCAGGCCGGCGGCGTCATCGAGCGGTTCCATCAGACTTGGATTTCGGCGGCGCGCAGCCAGTCCGGTTACGTCGGCGTCGACATGGACACCGAAGCCCGCAAGCGGTGGGATGACCGCGTGAAAGCCGATATCGAGGCGAACGGCGCGAGCCCGCTGCTGATCTCCTGGGACGATTTCCTGATCGAGTGCCAGGGCGAGATCGACGACTACAACAACCGGCCACACAGCAGCCTACCGAAGGTATTCGACGCCGGTACCGGCCGCACACGGCATATGAGCCCGAACGAGGTCTGGAACAGCTGGCTGGCCAAGGGCTGGTCGCCTGACGTGGTCGAGGCTGACGATGCCGATTTTCGGCCGCAGGAAGTGCGCCAGGTGCGCCGCTGTGAGATCCAGTTGTTCACCAACCGGTATTTTTCCCTCGTGCTCGAGGAGTTCCACGAGCGCGATGTGCTGGTGGCCTACGACATCCATGACGCCTCGCGCGTCTGGGTATCGACGGTCGACCATCAGTTCATTTGCGAGGCGACGTTCTACGGCAACTCGGTCAGCTTCTTCCCACGTGCCGTCGTCGAGCAGGCCCACGAAAAGCGCGTCGAGAACCGCTTGAAGCGCGTCGATCGCAAGCGCCGCGCCGTGGAGGAAGAGCGCGCAACGCCGGTGATCGAACTGGAGGCGGTGAAGCGCGATCGCCTCGAGGCGATGATCGACGTGACGCCGGTGATGCCGGCGCCGGTCGCCGAGGTAATCGCCATGCCGGTCGGGCCGAAGCCTGGCGAGCGGCCCCGCTTCCAGACCGACCAGGACATGGCGGCCTGGCTCCTCGCCAATCCATCCTCACTCACCGATCGCGACCGGGCGCTGATGGCCGAGCGGATGCGCTCGTGGACGTTCCGCCAGCTCTGCGGAATGGCCGGTATCGACGTCGACGCTCTCGCCACCCTCATCAAATCCAGCCAAGGGGCTCAAAAATGAAACGAGATTTCGTGCCGCTGTCCAATACCACCGCGTTCATGGATTGCTATGCGCGGGTTGAAGAGCGCGGCGCACCCGAGAACTGCTTCATGGTGGTCGACGGCAAGCCCGGCTACGGCAAATCGACGACGGCGCATTGGTTCGCGGTGCAGAACGACTTGCCATTCATTCGCGCCAAGAAGAACTGGCGGCCGACGTGGATGCTGCGCGAGTTGCTACAGACGATGCAGACGTCGCCCGGCGCCAGCCACGAGGTGCTGTTTCAGCAGATCATCCAGGAACTGGGCAAGCGATCGGCGATCGCCCGGCTTGCCGAACGGCCCTTCGCGTTGATCATCGACGAAGCCGATCACATCATCGGATCGTCGACGCTGATCGAGATGCTGCGCGACTTCACCGACCTGATCGAGGTACCGATCATCCTGATCGGCATGGGCAAGATTGCCGCCGGTATCAAACGCTACGACCAGGTCGCCTCGCGAGCCAGCGGCCATTTCGTCGAGTTCCAGCCGCTATCTCTCACCGACACTCGCACGCTCGTCCAGCACTGCAGTGATGTCGAGGTCGATGACGATCTCGTCCAGCTCCTGCATCGCCATGCCGAAGGGTATGCGCGCGAAGTGATCGAGGGATTGGGCGCGATAGAGCGCGCCGGCAAGCGCCTCGATCGCCCGGTCACGATCTCCGACATGGCCGGCCAGACACTGCTGACCGTGCGTTCGACCGGCACCAACCTCGTCCTGAGAGGCTGATATGGCCGGAGAGTCCACACGCCAGATGCCGGTTGTGGAGGCGCTGACAGGCGGCGCCTGCCTGACGACGGCCGCACTGGCGGAAGTTACCCGCCTGGAAGGACGCGACGTCGCAAAAGCCTGTAGCAGCCTTGTGTCGCGCGGCTGGATCGTGCGGCGGGAACGCGGTTGTTTCGAGCTTTCGGAGAGCGGCCGCAAGGCGGTCACCGCCGGCGAGATCATCACCAGCGGCCCGACCAGGCCGCTCACTCAGGCCGAACCTCGTCGCCCACGTCGGCGAACCGTCCGCGACAAGATGTGGGCGGCGATGCGCGTGCTGCAGAAGTTCCGGATCGCCGATCTGCAGACGATGGCCGGCGCGTCGCGCGACAACGCGCAGCGCTATGTCGGAGCCCTCGAAAGAACCGGATATCTGATCCGCCTTCGGCCCGAACCGGGTAGCGCACCGACATCGAACGGCTATCAGCGCTGGCTGCTCGTCCGCAATAGCGGCCCGGCCGCACCGGTCTATCGAGCAAACGCTGGCGACATCTACGACCGCAACACGAGCACCGCCTATCCGATCGGGGGTGCATCATGAACCGCGGCCCGATCCCCGGCCGGTCGAAGACTGACTTCGTGAGCGCGCTGCGCGCCCGCGTCGCCGAGCCGGAGGACTGGCTCTTGGTGCTCGCCGAGGAGGCGACACGGACCGGTCTCAATGCTCTGGCGCATCGGATCAAGGTTTCGGCGGGCACGCTTTCTGGCGTTCTGTCTGGCACATATGCGGCCAAAACCGACCGCATCCGTGAGGCAGTGCGCGGCGCCCTGATGGGCGTCACCGTCAATTGCCCGGCGCTCAACCGTCAGGAGATCGGCCGGGAGGTCTGCATCAGGCATCAGCGGACGCCGCTTTCCACCGCCTCGCCGTCGTCGGTGAAGCTCTACCACACTTGCCGGAATGGCTGCCCGCACGCCTCGATCGAAGGAGACCAGCCGTGATCGAGCTGAACCTCAGCACGTGCCTCCGGCAGTTATGCGACCAGTTCGCGCCGCACTGCCTGACCGGCGTGACGATGCCGCCGGAAAGGGTGCGCGACCTTGTCTCGCTGCTCACCGTCTACGCCACCTCGGCCGAGCGCCTGGAAGGCACCCCTGTGCCGAAGGCAAAGGGTCAGATCATCGAGATGCGTGATCACGAGATGATGCGCATGGTCCCGATCGACATCATCGGAGAGATATCATGAGTGGGCGTCTCTCCGTGAAAGCCGTCTTGAACGCCGTCGCCGACGTGACCGGCGTCAGTGTGCCGGAGATGCTCGGGCAGACCCGGACGAGGAGGATCACTCACGCCCGACATGTCGCCATCTGGATGGCCGCTCGCCATTGCCCACACGCGTCGCGCACCGAAATCGGGCGGCGGGTGGGTGGGCGCGACCACACGACGATCATCAACGCAATTGGCAAGATCGAAGCCGCTGTCGCCGATACCGGCATGGACCGCGAGATGCAGGACATCGAGCTTGTGCTCGTATCGGTTCGCAAGGCGCTTGAAGGGCTGTCGATCGACGATGACGATATCGACCCGCTGGAGATCGCCGGCCGGGCAATGACCGACCACGGCTTGTCGCGCCTCACATACGCGGAGATCCGCTGCCTCGCCGCCTATGTCATCCAGAGGGAGGAAGCGCCCTCCGAAGAGCCCGTCGCGGAAGTGGCCGTGCCGATGCTGCCTGGTGGCGACGCGCTGATCGGCGCCGCCCGTCGAGTCGTCAGGGCGCATACGGCGTTTCAGGCCGCTCGCCACGGCCGAGGCGAACTGACCTCCATCGAAATCCTCGCCGGCACGGTCAAGGAACTGCACGAGGCCTACCTCGACCTCGCCGCGCCAGCCGTTTTCAAACCAGCTTCAAACGCCCCTCGAAAGGAGGCTTCCAATGGACGCGTCTGAAAACACCACCGTTGTCGCTAGCGGCATCACGGAAGTCGCTGGCCGCAAGTACATGACAGATGCCCGTGGCGCTCTAGTTCCTGTTGGGACCATCAAGGCGCAGGATCTGCTCATTGACGAGACCGTGCGCAAAATCATGGGTTTTGCCGTCTCCCTGTCCGAGCAGGTTGCCCGGTTCAAGGGACATACCTTCGACGATATCGGCTCGATGCAGGCGCTCCTTGAGCAGGAGTACGGTGCCAAGGCTGGCGGCCCCAAGGGCAATATCACCCTGACTACTTTCGACGGCCTTCAGCGCGTCACTCTCAAGATGGCTGACCTGATCGAGTTCGGGCCGGAGCTGCAGGCGGCTAAAAAGCTGGTCGACGAGTGCCTGAACGATTGGTCGGCCGATGCTGGTGACGAACTCCGCACCATCGTCAACCGCGCCTTTCAGGTCGATCGCGAGGGCCGGATCAACCGCGCCGAGATCTTCATGCTACTCCGCGCGCAGATCGAAGATGAGCGCTGGAAGCGCGCAATGGACGCCGTGCGCGACAGCATCCGCATCATCGGCTCCAAAGCCTATCTCACCTTCCATTGCCGTCCTTCGGCCGACGCTGCTTGGACCGGCATCTCCATCGATCTGGCGAGGGTTTGATCATGGTTCCTCCTGATGTGGAGCCCATCGCCCACCAATGCAGCGATCGCCGCCTCGGCGTGACCTTGCTGCTGTTCGGCGCGTTCGGCGCTGGCGGTATTGGCTACCTCCTCGGACTTCTAACCGGATGGGGGACGCTATGAAGCGCTCGGGCCTTTTTCGGTATGCGCCGATGACGAGGTGGAGCGTCAAGCTGGCGCTCCGCCGCACCGAGTGTCGGATCGAGGACGCGAAGGCGGCTCTCGCCGATATCACTGCCATCTGGGGTGACGTCGACCAAGGCTTTGTCAACGAGGCCGATGAACGGATCCAGGACCTCGATCGCTGGCTCGCAGAAATGCGCGAGTCCATCGCCGAGAGGCAGGCATATGGCGAGGCGATCGGACCATGAGCTTCGCCAGCCGCTCTCTCCCGCCAGAAACTGAGGATCCGCCGCCCTCGCGGCGGGACCTCCTTCGCCAGGAGCGCGAGACGCTTCTGAGAAAGGTCCGTCCACGCGTGCGTTCCATGCACCAGGAACGCATCCGCCGACGGATCGTCGAACTCACCACGGCGATCATGGAAGAGGAGACCGGACATGGCTGAGGACTTTCGGCCCGGTACGTTCGACGGCGCCGCTCTCTGGGCCACCTTGGCACCGGACCAGCAGGCCGCGATCGGCGCGCGGGCGTTGGAATATGTGGTCGCCTGCGAGGTGATGAATTTCACGGCGATCGCCAACGTGCCGCTCGCCTGGGCTCGGGCTGGCGAAGCCTCGATCGATGCCGCCCAGACCGAACTGGAAGCCTGCGTCGACGCGCATGTCGGCCAGGAGAGCATGTACGACGACGCCGGCCGGCCGCTCGTTCCCAGCGTCGTCGGCATGTTCTGCCGGCGCTGCGGCTGCAGCCAGTACGACGCCTGCGATGGCGGCTGCGACTGGGCCGAACCCTACCTTTGCACCGCCTGCGCCGACCCAAAGGCCGAGGCTGTGAGCGAGGTGGCGATATCATGAATACTCCTATCACCACTGACCAAATTCGCGCCCTGCAGGCGACCAGGCGTAAAGCGGGCATCGACGACGATGCCTGGCATGTTCGCCTTGGTGAGCGCTATGGTGTGACGTCCACCAAACAGCTGACTGTCGTGCAGGCGAACTCCGAGCTGGACAGCTTGAAAGGCTCCTCGCCGGCGCGCCGCCCAAATGGCCGATTGAAGCTCGAAGGGCCTTATGCCGGAAAGCTGCAGGCGCTTTGGATCGGTGCCTGGAACCTCGGCATCGTTCGCGATCGCGACGACGCGGCGCTGATCGCCTTTGTGCGCCGTCAAACGGGCATCGACCACGTGCGGTGGGTGCAGGACGCCGAGGACGCGGCCAAGGCGATTGAGGCGCTGAAGGGCTGGATGGCACGCGAGGCCGACGTCGACTGGACGGCCGTGAAAACTGCCCCTGCTTGGTACAACAGCCCGCAGTATCGGGTCGTGATGGCCCAATGGCGCATCCTCTGCGCTCTCGACCGGAAGCGGCCGGAGCCCAGGTGGAGCCTGTTCCCCGCCGTCGAGGCGTTCCTAGCAGCCACGCTCGACGAAGACTTCGCCTTCCATACGGCATCCCAAGCCCTCTGGCGCCAGGCCATGAACCACCTTGGCGCGCTGATCCGTAACCTGAAGGGGGCCTGATCATGCCGAGCTACGTCGACGACAGACACCGGATCACTTTCACTGCGGGCGAGATCGCGGCGATGGCAGTTTTTGAAGGATCTCGCCTTGCCGATGCTTTCCGCCGATCCGGAAGACGAGAAGGCGCGCCAGATCCGGCCGCACTTCGAGACCGCACTTGCCAAGCTGGAAGGATGTTTGAAGCGCAGGAAAGTGAGGATCTGATCATGCAGCCGCAAAAGATCGAATTCGACCTGTCTGCCGACGTCTACGGCCGCTCGACCAAGCTGGTCTTCCAGCGCCTCTACGACGGCAAGATGGGATGGACCATCACTCGTGACGCGGTGAGCCAACTGGACCAGCCCGAGAGCATCAGCCTGCTCACCGATGCCCAGCTTCGCGAAATCGGCCTGATCGCCGAGCAATACGGCCGGAAAGGAACCTGAGATGCGATCGATCGCTACCGACCACATGCCGACTCCTCCGGCCGTAACGCCGGGCCCAGCTCCCATGCTTGACTGGCTGCCGATCGCCAAGCTGGTGATCGACGATGACTACCAGCGCTCCCTTGGCGACGGAAACTGGCGGGCCATTCGCAAGATCGCCGACAATTTCAGCTGGTCGAAATTTGCGCCCGTGCTGGTCGCCCCGATCGAGGGTGGCGTGTTTGCCGTGATTGACGGTCAGCACCGGGCCCATGCCGCTCAGATCTGCGGCTTCGAGCGGGTGCCTTGCCAGATTACCCAAATGGATCGCGCAGAGCAGGCCAGCGCTTTCGCCGCTGTGAACGGCAACGTCGTCAAGGTGTCGACCTGGCAGGTATTCCGTGCCGCCCTGGTCGCCGGTGAGGCATGGGCATTGGATATCCGCGATTGCGCGGCCGCCGCCGGCTGCCAGGTGATGACCAATAACAAGACCGCCGCGCACAAGGCCCCTGGCGAGATCTACAGCATCGCGGCCTTTGGTGAAGTCGTCACGCGCTTTGGCGCTGGCAGGGTGACGGCAGCTCTCAAGATGATCAAAGCCGCCAAGGATTTTGCATCCGACCCGGAAAACTGGAGCTATGCGGTTCTCATCCCGTTGCTCAACGCACTGGTCTCTCGCCCCTACGCCATGGAGCGCAAGGGATGGGCCCACGACTTCCTGGATGAATTGGACGTTCTCGCCCTTCAAGAGAAGGCCAGCCGCGATCTCCGCGCCCTGCGAATGCGCGGCGCTACGCCACCCAAGAAGTCGGAGATGCTCGAGGCGTTGATCGGCGAGCAGATCGACAAGGCCCTCGGGGACGTGGCGCTGGCTCCGGTCGCTCTCATCGGGGGCAAGCATGGCTGAGTTTCGCGCTCCTAAGCCCACCGTCTCCCTGGAAACCCGGCGCGGCCATGTCAACCGCATGGCCAATATGATGACCAGCGTGAACAAAGAGCAGGTCGCGCGTCGGCTTATGAAGGAAGACGAAGCCGTGTTGATGGAGCGCTACTCGGCGGCGGTGATCGGCACTTTCAACTGGCTCATGGACAACGAAAAGGACATCGCCGCTTTCATCGACCTCCCTGCGGACGATCGTGCCGCCATCCTGGCGGCTCCGGCTTCGGCCGTCCAGGCAGCCAAGAAGGCTTTGGAGGCGACCCATGAATGAGGTCCGCCCAGAGTTCCAAGAGCTCGATCGCGAGGAGCTGCTCATCCTCTGCCAGGAGTTGACGGGCCGGTGCTTTCTTCGTGCGGCCGAGCTGGCTGCAATGATCCTTCGCGCTCGCTGGGAAGTCGCGGTGGATCGCGCCCGTGAGGCATATGAGATCTACTCGGACGCTTTCAACGAAGCCATGGACCTCAAGAAACGCCCCGGCAAGCTGACCTCGGCACGCCTTGCTGAGGAGGAAAAGGCCGAGCGCCGCTTGCGAAAGCTCTCCAGAGCAGAGCTTAAGGCGAGAACCTACGAGCGCGATCTTTGGCAGCAGATCGAGGCCGGCTGGAACCGGAAAGGCGACGCAGCATGATCAACCGCGCCGTCATGAACTCTCGGTTGCCCAGCTCTGACGATCTGGAGTTTTTCCCGACGCCGCCTTGGGCGACGCGCGCGCTCTGCACGTTCCTCGATCGGCGCGGGTTGGCTCGCGGCACGTGCTGGGAACCGTGTTGCGGCCAGGGCCACATGGTCCACGCCCTGCGAGAATATTTCGAGTACGTCGCCGGATCGGATGTGTTCGATTACGGAAAAGGCTTTCCTGTGGTGGATGCACTCGATCCCGCCACGAAGGTTCCTCCTGTCCAGTGGGTCATCAGCAATCCAGCCTTCACGATGGCCGAGCGGATCGCGCTGAAGGTGCTAGACGCCCCGACGTTCCCAAGCCTGGCGCTGCTTGTTCGGTCGAACTGGGCTGAGGGCGAGACTCGATTTCACAAGGTTTTTGCGAAGCGCAGGCCGACGTGGATCCTGCAGTTCTCTGAGCGCGTTCCGATGATCGAGGCGGCCTGGGATCCGGAAGCCAGCACGGCGACCGCCTATGCCTGGTTCGTCTGGGCGCGCGGCCTGCCATTTGAGCAGACGGTGTTCGACTGGTTCCCGCCTGGTCAAAAGCAAAAGCACACGCACCTTCGCGACATGGCGTTCGCCATGCCGGGCGAAGCCGCCCGGCGCCGCGCCGCCAAGGCCGAAGAGGACGCGGAACCGAGATCCGCAGATCTTTTCGAGGAGAGGGCAAATGGGTAAGCGCCGGCCGAAGTCCTATCGCGTCCATCTCACCTGGGAGGCGTTGCAGCGCATTGCCCGCTTGTTGCTGGTCGACGAGCCTCTGGCCGCATTGGTCAACAAGGATGGCCTGTGCAAGTCGTCGGCGCTCTACCGGACCAACACCGGCCGTTACACGGCGCATCTGGTTTTTCGCGATGGCGACCAGTCTACCTCGATCACCATCCGCAATATCGAGGTGGCGCCGTGACTTCAGAGACCACTGACGTTCGCCGCCGCCAACGGGCGATAAACCAGAACTACGTTACCGTCGGCACCGAGGGAACACATGACGAAGTTCTTCGACGAGCTATCACGCCAACGCAAAATCTCACCGTTTGGTCCAGCCATGTGAAGAGTCGGCGCTCCGTAAAGCGCTACCAGGGAATCCAGCGCTGCCTCCCTTATGTCGCCCCAGCTCGTGAGTTTGACCGAGATGAGTCGCCCGTTTCTGAACCCGAACGAGGCATCCCAAACGCGGCCGACCGCTGCATATTTGGCCGTTACAAGGACAATGCCGTTCGGATCGTAAATTTCTGCGTCGTTCTGAGGTTCCGGGCTGCGATCAATCGTTTTTGCTTCCGTGAGGATCTTGGACGCGGCGACGGAGGCCGGGAGGTCTCCCCAGCGAAAGGTCATCCAATCGCCAATGGTCTCTGCTTGTGCGGATACGGCGAAGATGACAGCGAAAACCAGTGCGACCAGCCAGCGCATTTTGATGTTCTCCCGGAAAGGGCCCAGGCAGACGTTACGCCACATTCTGAGATTTCGGGAGGGGCCTGATGGCGGATCGAATCCCTCCTCCGGCGCACGTCGCGCCCTGGGTGGAAATCCTTGGTGAAGAGACAGCCGTGGATGTGTTCCTTCGGCTCGGCGGCTCGATCATCAACCTGGCATACACGCCACGCTCGTCGGACCTGGCGAAGATCGCCGGCGAAAACAAGGCGGCGGCTCTCGGCCGGCGGCTGGGCAGCGGCAACATCAAGGTTCCAGTCCCCAAGATCTGGATCACACAGGTGCTCTATTTCCACGGCGCCACCCAGCAGGATATTGCCCGCCGCTTGCATATCGACGTGGCCACCGTGGCTCGCCAGTTGAAAGCGACACCTGGAGGGCGACGGCGAAGTCCGGACACACGACAGATCGAGCTTTTCTGAGGGGCGGATCCGACAACGGTTCCGCCCCTCACGCATTTGCGTGAGTGATAGTCGGCCGCCGTTTGAGGGAAATTCGATCCCGATGAAAGCGCTGTTTGAAGCGGATTTCAAGAGGGATCGAAAATGGCCGGTGAGCAGAGCTTCGACAGCTGGTTGATCGACCGCCTGGCCGGCCGAGGGCTGTATAGGGCCGCCAATGACGATGGCCACGGCCGAGGCGTCATTGCCGCACTGAAGGCCTTCCAGCAGCAAGCCGGCCTGCCGGTGACCGGCAAAGCGGACAGCGCAACGGTCCTATCGCTGCGCTCCTCGAGCACCGATCCGGTGTCGCCTCCGGCGGAGCCGGTGTGGCTGCGCGAGGCGCGCCGCTTCATGGGCCTGAAGGAAATCGCCGGCCCCACATCGAACCCCACGATCATCAGCTGGGCCAAGGCTATCGGCGGCTGGGTGGCCAGCTATTTCAAGGACGACGACATTCCCTGGTGTGGGCTGTTCATGGCGCACATCATGGGGGCGACGCTGCCGGAAGAGCTGCTGCCGTCCAATCCGCTGTCCGCCAAGGCCTGGGCGACTTTCGGCCGCCAGCTCAACGTTCCGAGCATCGGCGCCGTGCTGGTGTTTAACCGCGATGGCGGCGGCCATGTCGGTCTCTACGTCGGCGAGACGATGACGGCCTATCGCGTCCTCGGCGGCAACCAGAGCAACAGCGTCTCGCTGACCTGGGTCGCCAAGGAGCGCCTTGCCGAGAACGGCATCCGCTGGCCGCTGACCGTGACGCCGCCGATCGGCATCCGCGTCATGCTCAAGCCCGATGGTTCGCCCCTTTCGACCAACGAGGCCTGACGATGCAGCGCCCCAGCTATTCTACGACCAAGCGAGCCATTTGGGCGAACTTCGGCCTTGCCTGGTCGGTGATCGTTCTTCTCGCCTTTGGCGCCGTATACGGTTCCGACCAGGCCGTAGCGTTCGCCAATATCGCTTTGCCTTCCATGGTGCTGCTGATCGGCGGCACGCTGGGCATCCATCGCCACTACGGCTCCAAGGATTTCGCGGCTAGCCAGGAGCGCGGCGACCCGCACTCTTACCAAGCGCGCGATCAGCCGGGAGGTGGGGCATGATTGCGTGGATGACCGGCAAAGCCCTGCCGTATCTCATCGCAGCCGCCGTGGCGCTCGCGGCGGCGGCCCTTTTCGCCCTCGGCATCGCCAAGCTCAACAACATGATCGAGAAGGCCCGCGACGAGGCAAAGACGGCCCGCGATGCCTATTGGCAGAGCCAGATCTCCGAGGCCAACGCCAAAGTCGCGACTGCTGCCCTCAGCCTGGCTCGTCTCTCCATGCAAAAGGATGAGGAACTGGCGGCTGCCGACCGCAAGCTCAAAGACCAACAAGCCGAATTGGAGGCCCAGAATGCGGCTCTACCTGGCGCTGATTATTGCGGCCTCAGCCGTGATCGCGTCCGCCTGCTCAAAGCGCGCTGAGCCTCCCAAGGTGGAGGCCAAGGCGACCGTTATCGTGACCGCGCCGGCGCAATCGCGCATCCCGTGCGAGGCGACGCCACTTCCCGATCGGGCTCTCGGCCAGGCCGAGACGACGGACCTCTGGTCGCGCGATCGCGGCATGATCCGCGCGTGCGACGGGCGACGCGCTGCGGCAGTCGGCGCGATCGACGCGGCTGGAGGTGTCCCGTGAACATCGAAGAGCTGAAGCAGCAAGCGGAAGAGCGGATCGAAGCCGACCGACAGAAACGGATCGATGCGGCGATGGCCGCCATCGCTGCGCCGGGTACCGAGGCCTGCGTCGACTGCGGCGACGCTATCCCGATTGAGCGCCGCGTTGCCGCCCCCTGGGCGAAGCGCTGCATCGAGTGCCAGGAATTCTACGAGGCGGAGAAGCTATCCAAATGACGCCGGCGGAAATCTCACAGTACGCGGCGCTCGCGCTCGCTCTCATCGCCCTCGCCGGGCACCTCAAGACTTGGCTGTCTTCAGGCGAGAAGGACCTCGAGAAGACGGTCCGATCGCTTTCCGTCGACGCGGAGGCGACGGAAAAGAAGGTGATCGAGCACGACCGGCGCATCCAAACACTTGAGGGCGAGGTGAAGCACCTGCCGGACAAAGATGCCGTTCACAACCTGCAACTCGGCCTCACTGAGCTGAAAGGACACGTCGCCACGATGGCGAAGTCGGCCGAGGCGACGGAGCGAACGACGCGGCGGGTCGAGGAATTCCTGCTCAATCGGGCGAACTGAGGAACCGACGATGGACGACTACAAGCGCTGGGTGGACGAAAACATCCGCCTTATCATCCTCAAGGATCTGGCCGACCCGAAACTCGAGGGGTCGACAAACACGTTCCTGCTCCAGAAGCGGCTGGAGTGCTTCAACTATTTCAAAAGTCGAGATTACCTCCGCAACCAGCTGCTCTGGCTTGAGCGTGAGGTCGGCGCGGTGAAAACCCGCGACGAAGGCACCGAGACCAGCGCGGTCATCACGCGCGCCGGCCGCGACCACGTAGAACGGCGTAACTACTTGGTGGGCGTGCAGCACCCTGGCGACCCGGAGTAAACCATGGCTCCGCACACCCGTCCGCGTCCGTCGTCGATCGACCTCCTGCCCGAGGAGTGCGAGGGCATTATCGCGTGGGCGGCGCAGGAACTGGCCAACACGCCGCGCAGCCAGACGGACATCTACGCTGAGTTCGTGCTGAAGCTGCAGCAGCTGCAGGCCGAGCATCGCGGCGAGCTGGAATTCGTTATCCCGGCGTTCTCGTCCTTCAACCGTCACGCAGTCCGCCTCGCCAAGCTGATGGCCCGCCAGCGCCGGGCCCAGCAGATCGCCGACGCGGTGAACAAGGACACGGCCGGGGAAAGTGCCGATACGCTCACCCAAGCGGCGACCAGGATGATCAAGGTGCTGATCATCGAAATGGCGGAAAACGCCACCGATAAGAACTTCACGCCCAAGGAGGCGCTAGCCGCAGCCGGCGCGTTGCGCCAGCTTATCCAGGCCGAAGGTCTCTCGACGACACGCAGGCAGAAGCTGCAGGCCGAGCTGGCGGCAAAGACGGCCGAGGCCGTCAAGACGGTCGCCAAGGCCAAGGGCCTTAGCTCGGAGGCAGCCGAGGCCATCCTCGACAAGATCCTGGGCGTCTCGAAATGACGGCGCCGATCACCCAAGAACAGTGGGCGGAGGCCCGCCGGCTTTCCACCGACGCGGTGCTCGAGCGGATTACCGTGCGCAAGGCGCTGCTCGGTTACCAAGCTCTGACCGTCTCGCTCCTCGAGAACGTTTCCGAATGCTCCGTTCTCGTCATCGAGAAGAGCCGGCGTATTGGACTTACTTGGGCCTGCGCGTCCTATGCCGTTTTGCGGGCCGGCCGCTCGCGCGAGGCCGGCGGCATGGACTTCATGTACATCTCCTATTCCCAGGAGATGACCCGCGAGTTCATCGACGCCTGTGGCATGTGGGCCCGGGCGTTCGGCCAGGCCGCTTCGGAGATGGAGGAATACCTATTCGAGGATAAGGACGAGACCGGGGAACGATCCATCCAGGCGTTCCGCATCCGCTTTGCCTCGGGCTTCGAAATCGTCGGCCTGTCGTCGGCACCGCGCACGCTGCGCGGCAAGCAGGGCGTGGTGATGATCGACGAGGCGGCGTTCGTCGACAGCCTTGAGGAGCTCGTGAAGGCGGCGCTCGCCTTTCTGATGTGGGGCGGCCAGGTCATCGTCTGCTCGACCCACGACGGCTGGGAGAACTATTTCAACGAGATCATCCAGGACATCCTGGCGGGAAAACAGGACTACAAGCACCTTAAAATCACCCTCGACGACGCGCTCGAGGACGGCCTCTACGAACGCATCTGTCTGGTGACGGGCAAGACCTGGACGCCCGAGGGCGAGGCCGAATGGCGCGCCAAGCTCGTGAAGTTCTACGGTTCCGGCGCCGACGAAGAGCTGTTCTGCATCCCGTCGCAATCGTCCGGAACCTATTTGCCCAGGGCATTGATCGCCGCCCGCATGCACGACGATATTCCGCTGATCCGCTGGAAGTCGCCCGAGGGGTTCGTCGACTGGCCCGCCGAGCTTCGGCAGGCAGAGATCGAGGACTTCTGCAAGGAAGAGCTGCTGCCCCTCATCAAGAAGATGGATCCAGCCTTGCGCTCCGGCTTCGGCCAGGACTTCGGCCGCAGCGGCGATTCATCGCTGATCCATCCCTTCCAGGTCCGGCCCGACATGGGCCTCGCCACGCCCTTCATGCTCGAATTGCGCGACGTGCCTTTCGAGAGCCAGAAGCAGATCGTCTTCTGGCTGCGCGACAACATGCCGAAATTCTTCCATGCGGCTTTTGACGCCACCGGCAACGGCGCGTCGCATGCCGAAGCCGCCCGACAGAAATGGGGCCCGTCCTACGTCTCGGAGATCAAGCTCTCGCCGGCCTGGTACATCCTCAATATGCCGAAGCTGAAGGCGGCGTTCGAGGATGGCACCATCGAGATCGCCAAGCACGACGACGTGCTCGGCGACTATCGCTGCCTGAAAATGACCAAGGGCGTCGCCAAGGTGCCGGACACTGCCCGCACCATCGGCAACGACGGGTTTGCCCGCCATGGCGAGGCGGCGATCGCCGGGGCTCTCGCGATCTATGCCAGCGAGCAGGACGGCGGCGACGTCGGTGCCGGCACGACGGGTGATGGGCGCAATAGCGGCAAGCTCGACGACTTCGGCGGCAGCTTCGGCGCCATCGAAAGCCGCGCCGATCTATCTGGCTATACGAGGATGTGTCATGGCCGATCCCAAATTGCAGGAAATTGCAACCGTCGCGTCCGATCCGTACGTTCCCAACTTTCAGGGCGTGCTGCAGCCGACCGACGAGGTGCTGTCGTCACGGGGCGGCGCCAGCGCGATCCGGATCTACGACGAGATCCGGCGAGATCCGCACGCCTTTGCCATCCTGCAAAAAATGAAGCTGGAGGTCATCCAGCGCGATTGGTTCGTGAATCCCGCCTCTGAAAGTCGCCTCGACAAGAAGGCCGCGGCCGAAGTCGAGCGCCAGTTTACGACCTTCAAGTTCGACCTGTTGACGCGCGGGATGCTCGGAGCGGTTCTGAAGGGCTTCGCCGTCGCCGAGGTTATCTGGGCCAACGTCGACGGTGTCTGGACAGCTACGGCCGTCAAGGTTCGAAAGCAGCGGCGCTTCCGGTTCACCGTCGACGGCGAGCTGCGTCTGCTCACCCGCTCCAACACTATGGACGGCGAGGCTGTACCGGAGCGCAAGTTCATCGTCCACCGCCATTCGATCGACGATGACGACGACGATCCCTATGGCGTTGGCATCGGCTCCGTCCTGTTCTGGCCGGCCTGGTTCAAGCGCCAGGTTCTCGCCCATTGGCTCCGGGGCACCGAGAAGGCGGCGACACCCACCACAGTCGGAACCTATTCGGGCGGCTTCGATAAGACGCGCGAGGATCAGTTGCTCGCGGCCATGCGGCGCATGGCCAACGATACCGGCATCGCCGTCCCCGAAACGGTCGAGCTCCAACTCCTGGAAGCCAAGAATGGCGGTGGCGGCGACTTTTATGAAAAGCTCGCCCGCTACCTCGACGAGCTGATGAGCGAGGCGGTGCTGGGCGAGACGCTGACCACCAACAGCGGCGAGCGGGGTGCCCGGTCGCTCGGCGAGATCCACAACGAGATCCGCATCGCCATCGCCAAGGCGGCGTCCGATTTGATCAGCGATACGCTCAAAGGGACGCTCATCCGTTGGATCGTCGAGCTCAACTATCCCGGCGCCGGCCTTCCCGACGTCTACCGCGATTTCTCGGAGGCCGAGGATCTCGACAAGAAGGTCGACCGCGACAAGAAACTCGTCGACATGGGCTACCGGCCGTCGAGCATCGACTACATCAACGAGACCTATGGCGGCGACTGGATCGAGAAGCCGGCGGCCGCCCCCGCTGAAATCATCGACCCGAAGGCCGCTGCCGGCGCGAAGCTCGCCGACCGGCTCGCCTTCGCCGAACGGCAAGTCTCGCCAGGCGAACAGGTGGTGAATGACCTGACGGACCAGTTGGAACAGGCCAGCGCGCCGATCCTCGACACCATGATCGAACGCATTCGAACCGAGTTTCAGGAGGCTCGCGATTATGATGATCTCGTCGAGCGCCTGGCACGCCTGTCGTCGGAGACGGGTGTCGATGATCTGGCCAGCCTCCTTGAGCAAGGCATGACGCTTGCCCGGCTCGAGGGGCACGACAGCGTGAGCGGCAATGGCTGAGGTTCTCTTTCAGGAGGCCATCGACTTCCTTGCCGGCAAGGTGAACCTGCCGACCAGGAAGTATGACGATCTCCGGCATGGCGCCCACGTCAGGGCGTTTTCCGTCGCTGGCGTCACGCGCGACGACATGCTTTCAGACTTCAGGGCGGCGATCGAGAAGGCCCGGACGGAGGGAACCACCCTCGACGACTTCCGCAAGACCTTCGACGAAATCGTCGATCGCACCGGCTGGAAGTTCAACGCACGCGGCTCCACCGAGGAGGAGCGGCGCGCCTGGCGGGCCAGGGTCATCTATAACACCAACATGCGGACGAGCTACATGGCCGGCCGCTATGCCCAGCTCACCGATCCGGACGTGCTGCGCTATCGGCCATGGTGGCGATACAAGCACTCGCACGCGATCCATCCGCGCCTCCTGCATCTGAGCTGGGATGGCAGGGTCTGGGCGGCCGACAATCCTATCTGGAAGAAGATCTTCCCGCCGAACGGCTGGGGTTGCGGCTGCGACGTGGAGGCACTGTCCGACCGCCAGTTGCGTGCCCTCGGCAAGTTCGGAGCCGACCCGGACCCGGACCTTTCGCCCTACCAGGCCAAGGATCCGCGCACCGGCGAGATGGAGATCCGTTACCGGGGGATCGATCGCGGCTGGGATTACAACGTTGGCGAGGAGTGGCTGCAGGGCGTGGTGCCCACCGAATTGCGTCAGCCATTGCCGGCATTTGGTTCCGCGCCCGCCGTCCGCAACCTGCCGCCGATGCCGGCGGCGAGGCAGGCGGTACCGGCCGATATTCTGCCGGCCGATGACGAGCCGGTCGGTTATGTCAGGGCCTTCCTTAAGCCGTTCGGCATCGTACCGGGAGAGGAGACCTTTTTCCGGGACAAGTCGGGCGGCCTCGTCGGCATCAGCCAGGCGATTTTCCAGGGTTCAGCTTCCGAGGGAGACGCCCCCGGCTTCATGGCCGTTCCTGGCCAATATGCGGCGCTTCTGGCTCGGGCGATCATCGACCCCGACGAGATCTGGATCGACTGGGCGGAGGTCGGCGCCGGCGTCGCCCTGCGCCGCAGCTATCTCCAGCGCGTGCTGCTTCCCAACGGCCGCCAGATGCTGGTGCAGTTTCAGTGGAGCAAGGCGGGCTGGGTTGCCGTCGCGCGCTTCGGCGTAGCTGACAGAGATCTCGAAAAGCTCCGTGCCGGCGCATTGATCTACCAAAAAGGTTGAGGGCAAAAATGACGGGAGCAACGCTCACCTTCGACGCGGATATGGCGTTCGACGCCCTCGACAGGCTGTATGCCGCCGCCGGCGATCTGCGGCCCATGCTGAAAAACATTGGCGAATACGAGACGGATGCCACCAAGGGGCGCTTCGGCACGGAGACCGATCCGCAGGGGCGGCCCTGGCCCGACCTCAATCCGCTCTATGCGCTGACCAAGAAGGGATCCGGCAAGCTGAAGGGCGAAACGGGCCGCCTGGCGCAGATCTTCTACCAACTGGCTGAGGACAGCGCCGTCGATATCGGCTCTGATGTCATCTATGCCCGCGCTCACAACGAAGGCGCCAAGATCGTGCCCAAGACGGCCGCCGCGCTTTTCTTCTTGATGGGCGGTCAGGAATTCCGCGTCCAGTCGGTCACGATTCCCAAGCGCCAGTTCCTCGGCTTCTCCGACGCCGACATGACGGAGATCCTCGCCATCGTCGAAGACCACTTCGTCATGGCAGTCGGCTCGGGAGGTGCTTCGCCGTAAATCGCCTCAGGACTGGCTTGGCAATTCAGGCGCGGCGGGTGTACCCTTCGGATCGTCCCGCCCGCCAGCGGGGCATTCAGCCCGTTTGAAACTCGTTTTAAAGCGCCGGCCTCCGCAACCAACCGGAGACGAGCGCCCCTTACGCATGTGCGTGAGTGTTTGCGGGGCTGAGCAAGTGCGACGCTCGCCCTCATGAAACCCTTCGAAATCTTCAAGCCCGGTCGGCATACGTCGACGCAGGGCGTAGCGCTCACCTTCGGCGAGGCTGACCTTGCCGCGATCGCCGCCGGCTACGATCCGGCGACGCACGAGGCACCGATCGTCGTCGGTCACCCCAAGCAAGACGCGCCGGCCTATGGCTGGATCGCCAGCCTTACTGTGAAGGATGGCCGACTGGTGGCGACGCCGAACCAGGTCAATCCCGCTTTTGCCGAGCTGGTGGAGAACGGGTCGTTCAAGAAGCGGTCAGCGGCGCTCTATCATCCCGATAGCCCCGGCAATCCCACGCCGGGCCACTATTACCTGCGCCATGTCGGTTTCCTGGGCGCACAGCCGCCAGCGCTCAAGGGCCTGAAGCCCGTCGAGTTCGCCGATGGAGACACTGTCGTCGAGATCGAGTTTGGCGAATTCAGCCAGCCGTGGGTGTTCGAGGGATTGGCGCGTCTCTTCCGGGGGCTGCGCGACTATCTCATCGAGACCACCAACGCCGAAACGGCCGATCGCCTTATCCCCGGTTACGAGATCGACCAGCTCGTCCGGGTCGCGTCGGAAATCCGCTCCGACGCACAGCCTGCTTTCGCAGATCCCAGCCCCAAGGAACCAGTCATGACCAAGACCGTCGAGGAGCAGCTCGCCGCGATCGCCGCCCGCGAGGCCGCGATTGCCGAGCGCGAGACCGCCGTTACCGCCCGCGAAACCTCGTTCTCGGAGGCGGCGATGGCTGCGCGCCGGAAAGAAGACGAGGAGTTTGTCGCTGTCGTCGTCAAGGATGGCCGCCTCCCGATTGGCCTGCAGGCGTCCGCCGCCGCTCTGTTCTCGGAACTCGATGATGGCGAGTTGACATTCTCCGAGGGCGACCAGGAGGTGAAGACGTCGCCGCGCGCCGCCTTCCGCGATCTCCTGACCAAGCTGCCGAAGCCGGTTGCAACCGGCGAGCTCGCTCTGGGCGACGGACCGGACTTCTCCGATCCCACCCACGTCCAGGAAGCCATCGAAACCGAGATCCGCAAGGCCGAGGAGAAGGGCGAGAAGCTTTCGCCCGCCGCCGCCGCCATGCGTCTCAAGGCCCGCTGAGGAACCTCGCATGAACCCGCATGTCAAAACCTTCGTCGCCTCGGGCGCCATCGGTCACCGCCGCCTGGTGAAGTTCACCACCAACGACGGCGAGGTCGCTCTCGCGACCGCCGCGACCGACAAGATCGCCGGCGTCACCGACTTCCCGTCCGGCGCGCCCAATGGCGGCCGCATCGACGTCGTGATGTTCGGTCCGGCCGAAGTTGTGGCCGGCGGCAACATCACCCCCGGTGCCCTGATCACCGCCGGCGCCGCCGGCGTCGCCGTCGCGGCCGCGCCGGCTGCCGGCACCAGCGTCACCACGGCCGGCTTCTCGATGGTCGGTGCTGCCAGTGGCGATTTCGTTCGCGCCTTCATCCAGCGCGGAGCGCTTACGCAACCGGCGGCCTGATCGCCGCCTGCCTGATCCAGCCTTTTTGAACGCAGAGTTCCAGGAGCCCTCAATGTCCGGTCAGCCTTTCCCCGTCGACCCTGTGCTGGTCGGCATTATCCAGGCCTACAAGAACGGCACGCTGATCGCCGATGCCATCTTTCCGCGCCTCAACCCGCTCCTGCCGAGCGAGAAGTTCAAGTGGTGGCGCTTTGACTTCGGCCAGTTCATCACGCGACACGACACCAAGGTTGGGCGCAAGTCGGAACCCAACACGGTGGAGTTCAACGCCACCGAGGTGCCGGACCAGACCGAGGATTACGGTCTGGACGACGTGGTGCCCAACGCCGACGTCAGCAACGCGCCGGCCGGCTATGATCCGCGTGCGTTTGCCGCACAGAAGCTGATCGACCTGGTCCTGATCGACCGCGAGGTCCGTGTCGCCGACATGGTTTCCAACCCCGCGATCTACGGTACCAACACGGAAGCGTTGAGCGGCACCTCGAAGTGGAGCCACGTCGACAGCAAACCCATCACCGCGATCGCAGAAGCGGCCGATGGAATGATCATGCGCCCGAACAATATGGCGCTCAGCCGGCCTGGCTGGACGGCGCTTCGGACCAATCCCAGCGTCCTGCGTGCCCTGACGCCGTCTGGTGCGGCCGATGGATACGCCAACAAGCGCGCCGTCGCCGATCTGCTTGAGCTCGACGACATTCAGATCGGTGAGGGCTGGGTCAACTCCGCCAAGCCGGGCCAGGCCGTCGTCCGCCAGCGCGCCTGGGGGCCGAATGCGCTGCTCTATTACAAGGCGCCGCTCGCCGACAGCGTATCTGCCACGCCAACGTTCGGCTGGACTGCTCAGTTCGGCCCCCGCGTGTCGGGCTCGATTCCTGAGCCGAAGACTGGGCTGCGTGGTTCTGAGCGCGTTCGCTCCGGCGAAAGCGTCAAGGAAGTGATCGCCGCCGTCGAGCTCGGCTACCTGTTCGAAGACGTCATCTGAACCGCCCCCAGTATTGCCTCCGCCCCGGTCGCCAATCCGGGGCGGAGCTTCCCAGGCCGACGGCCGCCGTCGGTCCGGCAAGCTCCGAGAGAGGAAACCATGGCCAAGCGCACCACAAAGACCGCCACTGCCGCTGCCGTCGGTACGATCGACAGCCAGCCCGAGGCGGCCGTTTCCAACATCGCGAATACCGAGGGGGCGCCGTCCGTCGAAAGCGTCGCCCCAATTGCTGGGCCGTCCCCTTCCGAGGGGGCACCGTCGTCAACGAATGTGGGAGGCGATGCCTCCGAAGTGCAGACGACGCAATCCGGCGAGGTCGCCGACGCCGGCGTGACGGTCGCCGCGTCGGTGTCCGACCAGGCGATCGAGATTTCCGGGGACCTTCCGTCCGTCACTGGCGAGGTCCGCACTGCAGAGCCGGAGCCTAAGGCCGATCAGGCGGGCGCATCGTCGTCGAGCGTAGAGGCTTCGATCGCCACTGCGCAGGCGACGGAAACCGGTAAGGCTGCCGGAAAGGGCGGGACGGACGTCCTTCCGGCGGCCGCTTCTGTCAGCGACCAGGTCGCAGAGGCGTTCGCCGCCCAGGCCGGCTTCGACGAGAAGACCGTCGAGGCGATCAAGACGCAGATCCTCGGGCTGCCGCGCATCGAGCGCCGGAAGTTCTTGGCGTACCGCACGGTGCGTCACGATGGCGTCCGGACGGTGCGTGGTGGGTGGCTGACGCTCACCATGGCTGCACACGCGAGCCTGGCCGCTCGCGACCTTGTTTCCAGGGACTGGGACAACGGCGTCCGTGTGGAGGACTGATCTTGGACAACAAGCACGAAGGTCTTCCCGTTTCCGGCTACCGCTCGCAGAGCGATGAGAATGTTGCCATCGTCAACGAGAACAAGGTTCTCGAAGAGCGCGTGCTGCGGCGCGTCGACGCGCTGAGAAACGCAGCGCCGGAGATGGGTATCGATGGCCGTTGGCTGGCGATCGCCCGCACCGACATCGAGCAGGGCTTCATGGCGCTCAACCGCGCCATCTTCCAGCCCGGCCGGATCTCCCTGCCTGAAGACGGAGAGTGACCGGTGTCTTACGCGAGCCTCGCGGACCTGAACGAGCTGGCCGGCCAGGAGGAAATCCTCCAGGTGGCCGACCGTGACAACGACGGCGAGCCCGATACCGACGTAATCGCGGCCGCGCTCGCGCATGCGGACAACACGATCAACGGCTACCTGGCCGTCCGCTACGCCATCCCGCTCACTGCAGTGCCGGACCTCGTCCGCACCTGGGCCGTGGCGCTCGCCCGATACCGACTGCACCGCGACGGGCCGCCTGACCATGTTGTGCGCGACGCCAACGCGGCGACCGCCGCGCTGAAGGATGTGGCGCGCGGTCAGATCGACTTGCCGATCGACCCCAACGACGGGTCGCTCGCCAGCGCCGCCACCGGCGGGATAGCGGTTACCGGCCCCGAGCCGGTCTTCACCCAGGACAAGCTGGAGGGCTGGCTGTGATCGACGAGATCGTCGCTCGGCTCAAGGCTAAAGCCACCATTCTCACCGACGTGCAGGGAGCCGAGGATCTCGACGCCCTGGCAAAAGGCACGGCGCCGCGAAGCGGTACGGCTTTCGTGCTGCCGTATCGCGAGCGCGCGGACGGCTCGCCCTATGCGATGGGCTCGTTCCGCCAGCTCGTTCATACCCAGGTGCTGGTCGCCTTTGTCGTTCGCCGGCATAGCGACGCCAAGGGTGCACAACGGGTGGCCGGCTTCGACGCCTACAAAGACGCCATCGAGGGCGCGCTGGCCGGTTGGATAGGCCCCGGCATGGAAGACCCCATGGAGCTTGTCGCCGCCCAGGCGGCGCCGATGGGCAACGGCGTTACCGCCTACGTTCAGACCTGGGAGACCAGTCGCTTTCTGGAGGGATCATGACCGGGATTTCCGAGGGCGGCTCGTATAGCCGCGACCCCATCACCGGCGCCCTGACGCGCCGCACCGAACCCGTCGCCGAGGTGGAAATCACCGTCCCGGCCGAGACGAAGGTCACCGTCAACGTGATGCCGCCAGCGACGGCGACGAAGCCCAAGAGGGGAAGCTGATATGGCCAAGCATTGGCGCAATAGGGCGATCCTCGCCAAAAACGAAACCGTCCTCGGCACCGACGTCGTCCCTACCGGGGCGGCCAATGCCATGCTGATGACCAACGTCAGCTTCGAGCCACTGCTCGGCGACGATCTCAGCCGCGACCTGGTGCTGCCCTACATGGGGCATCAGGGCATCGTCCTGGATGGAAACTATGCCCGCCTGACCGGTGAGGTGGAGATCGCCGGTGCCGGCGCTGCTGGCACCGCGCCCGCCTACGGCCCGCTGCTCCGTGCTTGCGGCCTGGCTGAAGTCATCACTGCCGCTACGGACGTCGTCTATTCGCCGGTCAGCTCCGGCCAGGAGACGGCAACGATCTACTTCAACAACGACGGTGTGAACCAGGCAATGGTCTACACCCGAGGCACGATGACGCTGGATATGAAGCCTAAGGCTATCCCGCGTTTCCGGTTCACGTTCACCGGCTTGATCGGCACCGTGGCCGATGTGGCTTTGCCGACCGTCGACGTCACCAAGTTCATCACGCCCGTGCCAGTCGGTAAGACGAATACGACCCTGTCGCTGCATGGCGCCGCCCGTATCGCCGAAGGCATCACCTTGGACCTCGGAAATCAGATCGAGCCCCGGTTCCTCATTGGCGCGGAGACTATCGAACAGGTCGATCGCCAAATGACCGGCTCGGCCATCCTGGAGATGGTCTCTCTTGCCACGAAGAACTGGCTCTCCACGGCGCGCAGTCACCAGACCGGCGCCCTGGCCGTTGTTCATGGCGTGACAGCTGGCAACATCGTGGCTCTGGATGCGCCGAAGGTTCAGATCGGCCGCCCGACCTACGGCGAGACCCAGCGCGTCCTCAACAACACCCTGCCGCTCATGTTCCTGCCGGACGAGGGCAACGACGAGTTCACCATTACCGTCAAGTGACGGTTCCAGGCGGTTTCGAAGGACGTTCAAACCATGTTCAAAGTCGTTCCCAACCTGACGTTCTGGTGGCCAGTGAAGGTGCTGGAGCCCGATCCGGACAAGCCCGGCAAGCTGATCGAGCAGGCGTTCGAAGCTGAGTTCAAGCTGCTTGAGCGAAGCGAGGCCAAAGCGTCGGCGGAAGCGCGACGCCAGATCATGGCGCGGGTTTCGCCCGACCTCGATGAAGAGACGCTGAAGGCAATCGCCGACGAGTTGGAAGCGCACGACAAGGCCGCCGTGCGGCGGGTGCTGGTCGACTGGCGGGACGTCGTTGACGGCAAAGGCAATTCGATCCCGTTCGAAGATCAGACGTTCGCAGCCCTCTACGACATGGACCGTGTTCGGGCCGCCTTCAATCGGGCCTATGCCGAGGCGATCTCCGAGGACAAGGCCCGCCTGGGAAACTGACGGAGGCGGCCGAGGCTTGGGCCGCCGCTTACCTGGGCCAGACGCCGAGGGACAAGCCTGCAACCGTCGACGACGACGCTGCCAAACAGTTCAAGGATATGGGCGTCACAATCCAGGCAGTGACGCCCACCGACGAGGCGGTGATCGAGATTCACCCGGCCAACGAGCCAGCCATCGCGGCCTGGCTTGAGTGCGAGACGAGCTGGCGGGTGGCGGCGACCATGGCGGGGCTCTTCTACATCGGGCTCGATTACGTGGCCTGCAGGCTGGTGCTGGATGACCTCGAATCCCCCCGCCAGACCTTCGCAGACCTTAGGCACATGGAAAGGGCGGCGCTGCCGCTTCTGAACAAGCGGGACGAGTGATGGGCAACCAATTCCGGGTCTCTATTGGTGTCGACATCGACGCCGCCCGCGCCAAGGCCGGCGCCGGCGAGACCCGGCAGGCCGTCGAGTCGATCGGCGAGTCCGCCCAGCAGGCGACGCCCAAGGTGCAGGCGGTCTCCGACGCACTCGATGGGCTGCATATCACCGGCGTCGAGGCGGTCACCTCTGGCATCAAGTCGATCGGTACCAGTGCCGACGCCACCACGACCAAGATCCAGAGGCTGATCAACACGTCGGTGGGCCTGCATGACGGCGCCGCCAATAGCAACATGCGCGCTTGGACCGGATTGCTGGCCTCCGAAGGTCTGGCGCTTGATAACCTCAGGGCGAAGTACAATCCCGTTTTTGCGGTCATTCAGCAGTACAAGGCCGCGCAGACAGAGATCCGAACCGCCCACGCCATGGGCGCGCTGTCGGCCGACGAGATGACGACGGCGCTGGCCCGGCAGCGCCAGCAGGCACTATCGACGATCGCGGCAATTAAGGGGCTGGGAACCGCCCAGATACAAGCCCAGGCCGCAGCTGGCGCATCACGCAGAAGCTTCGGCTGGATGCAATTGGGCATGCAGGCCAACGACGTCGGTACGATGGCGATGCTGGGTATGCCTGCAAGTCAGATCGCCGCCAGCCAGGGTCCTCAGGTCTTCCAAGCGATGCAGATGTGGGAAGGCGGCGTCTCGGGCGCCATGTCCGACATTTCATCGGCGGTGACTGGCCTCATCACGCGGTTCCCACTGCTCACGGCCGCCGCCGGCGCTGCAGGTCTGGCCATCGCGGGTATTTACGCCGTCACGCGTCGCGAGGGACCGAGCACCGAGGAGGCGCTCGCCCGCCACGAAGAGCTAGTCAAGCGCATCAAGGACGCCTACGGCGACGCGGCGGCCAATGTCGGCAAGCTGAGGACCGAGGAAAAGAGCATCCTGGCATTCCAGGCCGGCCAGAACGCGACCGACCTGAAAAACAACCTCGCTGTCGAGCTGGAGCGCGAACGCAACGCGATGCGGGTCCGCTTCATCGACCAGGGCAGCGGTATGGTGCTAGGGCCGGTGCTGCCGATCGAGAGTCAGTTGCGTACGTTCATTGGCTCTACGGACGACAGTGGCAAGGCGCTCGCCGACCTTCGCAAACAGCTGACCGATATCGGCTCCAAAACGGCTGACGCCGATCTGAAAAAGTTGATCAACTCGATCATTACGGCAACACAGGAGACGGAGGACCTCCGCTCGGCCGTGGTCGGCGCCAGCGATGATCTTCCCAAGCTGAGCGCGAATGCAGTGCGTCTGGCCGAGCGTCTAAAGGGCTACACTGAGGAGCTTCCGAAACTCGCCGGGATGGGACTCTTGCCATCCTCTCGAGAGCAGGAGATTGAGCGGCAGTACCAGTCCACGATCAGCCAAGCGACGAATCGCGAGCAGCGCGACGATGCGACCGAGGCAAGAGATCGCGCGCTCGGCCGTTTGCGCGAGCAGCTTGATCTCACCCGCCAGGCAGACGATCTCGGAACGCAGGCCATCGTTGCTCGTACGGCGGCCGAGCGGGCATCGATCGCCGCCGCCCAGGCTCGGATACAGGCGCTGCAGGATGGTAAATCGCCTGCCGAGACCGCAGAGGCGGAACGGATCGCCCGCGCCAACGTCTTTGCCCAGGAGGCCGCGTCTTCCCGCAGCACCCTCGAACAAGCGCGAAGCGCATCCGCGGGCGTCGGGCTTACCGGGTTGCCGGCGACGATCGCGCAGATCAATGCCCGCTACGACCTCGAGATCCAGAAGGCAGACAAGGCAACAGAAGCGATCGACAATCTGCGCAAGGCGCGCGAGCTGGAGATCCAGACGGCGACCAAGTCGGCCACGCTGCAGCCGCTGCAGGACACTGCGCAGTCGGCCTCCGAACTGGAGCGGGCCGTCGCCCTGCAGCGGGGGACCTTCGGTAAGTCGGCCGGCGAGACGGCCAGTCTGTCCGAGCAGATGCGCCTCTACAACGAGTATGCCCGCGCCGGCATCCAGATCACACCTGAGCTCGGCCGGGCGATCGCCGAGGCCGGTGCACGCTATGGCGCGGCTGCCGGCGAAATGGACAAGGTCACCAAGGCCCAGCAAGACGCGATCGGCCGTATGGACAGCCTGCGGTCGGCGACCAAGTCGGCGATCGGCGCTGCGATGGAGGGCGACTGGGACTCGGTGGGTAAGGCCGCCACCAATTTCGCATCCGGGCTCATCACCGACCAATTGACGCAAGGCCTCCTTGGCCGCCAGGGCGAAGCCGGCGGCGGTGCTTTCGGTGACTTCTTTTCCGGCCTTCTAGGTGGCGGAGCACGGGGCGCTTCGGCGACCAATCCGGTGTTCGTCACCTTCGGCGCCGGCGCCGCCGGCGGGCTATTCGGCAATCTGTCTCCTGCCAACAACAATGGCCTCGGCGTGGTCGGTGGCACCACCATGCTTTCGCGGTACCGTGAAGCGATCGCCTCGATCGAGAGCAGCGGTCGCTATGGTGCGCTGGGCCCAGTTACCGCCAGCGGCGATCGCGCATATGGCCGATACGGCGTGATGGGCAGCAACGTCGGCCCGTGGACGCAGCAGGCGCTCGGCTATTCGATGTCGCCGACGGCCTTCCTGGGCTCGCCGGCGGCGCAGGATGCCGTCTTTAACAAGATGTTCGGTGGCCTGCTTTCGAGGTTCGGCAACACCAACGATGCTGCGAGTGCCTGGTTCACCGGCCGGCCGCTGGCCCAGGGCGCCAATGCGACCGATATCCTCGGCACCACGGGCAGCGCCTATGTCAACAAGTTCAATGCGGCACTGGGCACGGCCACCACCGGCCTCGAGTCCTTCGCAAGCAGCGCCAAGGGCGCCTCGACCAGCTCGGCCAGCACCGGCGCAGGCTACCCTGCGCCGCTCACTCTGACACCCGCCCAGGCAGCGAAGATGCCGGCCGGCGTTTCGCCCTACGGCACGGGCTGGGCTGACCAACAAGTCAGCGCTCTCAGCGCCTCGTTCTCCGTGCTGAACCAGGGCGTCAGCAGCATCGTCGATCAGTTCATTCCCGGCCTAGGCTCGGTGCTGGGACAACTCCTCAACGGCATTTCCGGCGCCGGCGGCGGCTCGGGTGGTGGTGGCGGTTTCTTCTCTTGGCTCGGCTCTCTCTTTACGGGCGGCGCCGGCGGCTGGGGCGTGGATAACTCCGCGGCGTTTTTGCCCTATGCACTCGGCGGCGTCCCGCCGGCCCGAGGCCTTCACAGCTACGCCAATCAGGTCGTTTCGACGCCCACCATGTTCGCCTTTGCGAAGGGTGCTGGCGTCATGGGTGAAGCGGGCGATCCCGAAGGTATCTTTCCCCTCACGCGCGACCGGTCCGGCCGGCTCGGCGTACGGGCGTCGTGGGATGGGGCTAACAGCGGCCGGGATTCCGGCACCAGCATTCAGATCAACAACTTCTCCGGCGCCCAGGTCAGCCACGAGACGACGCGCGACAGTCGTGGCCGGCGCCAGGAAAAGTTCGTCATCTCCGATGCCGTCGGCGACGCCGTCAGCACGCCAGGCGGCGGCGCCGATCGGGCGATGCGGCAGAAGTATGGTGTCAGGTCGGGAGGCATCAGGCGATGACCATCCCCACCTGGCCCGCAAGCTTGCCTCATCCGGAGCGCGACACCTGGTCGCGATCGCCGCTCGAGGCCCGCCTCAAGAAGCAAGCGGAGGCCAGCCCGCCCGCCTTCCGCCGGCGCTTCTCGTCGGTGCCGAAGTCCGTTGCCCTGTCGATCGTCGTCAGCCGCGCGCAGAAGGCGCAGTTCGACCAGTTCTACGAGGAGACCACCTCTTCCGGCGCCAAGCCGTTCTACATGCCCGACCCGACCACTGACGGCTGGGCACTACTTGGCGGCGATGGCCGGCCGCTGCTGACGGCTGGCGGTTTTCCCATCCTGCTCTCGGCGCGCTGGCTGGTGTTCTTCGGCGACGATCTGCCGAAGGAAGGCATTGAAGGCGTCAAGTTCCGCATGTCCTTCAGCGTGACGGTGATGCCATGAGGCGCCTGTCTCTCAACGCCCGCCTGGCGCAAGACGCGGAGTCGACCGACGAGGTCTACGTCGTCCTGGTGCACATCACCCATCCGGACATCGACGAGCCGGTGCTGCTCTCGACCGACAACACGGAACGGATCTCCGACGAGCCGTTGATGTACGGCACCCGCTCGAGCTGGATGGGCGCCACCGAGCCCTACCTGTTCGTGCTGGCGTCGACACTTGTGCCCTCCGACCTCGATGACGCGCCGTCGGCCGCCACGCTGATCCTGGAGAACGTCGACAACGACATTGCCAAGTTGCTCCGGAGCTTCACGACGCCGGCGACGATGGCCGTCGCTGTGGTGTTGGCCAGTTCGCCGTCGCTGATCGAAAGCGAGTGGACCGGCCTCCTGATGAAATCAGCCGACGGCGATGCCTCAGAGGTCCGCCTCGAGATCAGCCGCGCTGACATCGAGGAGGAGCGCAGCCCAGGCCATCGCATGACCAAGGACTTCTTTCCGGGGCTGTTCGCATGATCGTCACCAGCTGGACCAACCGTTACGTCGGCATCCCCTTTGCGCCCTTCGGCGCCGATCGGTCCGGCTGCAATTGCTGGGGCCTGGTCGTGCTGGTCTATGCCGAGCAGCTCGGCATCTCCTTGCCGAATTACGCCGGCGCTTATACGTCGCCCGAGGAACAGGCCGAGGTCGCCGCACTGGTGAGCCACGAGGCCGCCGATCCCGTCTGGAATCGCGTTTTCGATCCGCAGCCGCTCGACGTATTGCTGTTCCGTCGCGGCCGGCTCGATACCCATGTCGGGCTCTTTGTCGATCGCAGCTTTATGCTGCACCTGACGGCGGACGACTGCGCCAAGCTTGAGCGCTTCGAGACGGGCACCTGGGCGCACCGTTTGACCGGCATTTATCGCCACGTCGAAGCCCCTTCGAACGACCTTCGAGGGAGCGTTGAATGAACGCTCTCCCGACTGTTCCCGTCCTCGCCGCTCCGCTGATCGATCCGGCTGCAGGTCGCATCGACCTCGATCTCCCGGCCGGTCTCACCGTGGGTGAAATCGTCAGCCTGGCATTGCCCGACGCGACCGAGCGAGATCTTCAACACCTCCGCGTCGCCCTCGTGACGCCGAATGGCATGGCCGTCATCGAACGCCACCAATGGTCGGTCGTTCGGCCGAAGCCTGGTGTGCGGGTCGTCATCCGCGTCGTGCCGGGAAAGCAGATCCTCAAGGCGGTTTTGCTGATCGTCGTGTCGATCGCCGCGATCGCCCTCGGCCAGCTCTGGGCCCCGGCGCTTGCCGGCACTTGGGGCCTTGGGGCGACCGCCTGGGCTGGCATCATCGGCCTGGGCGTGACGGTGGTCGGATCGCTCCTCGTCAATGCGCTGATCCCGCCTTCTACGCCGAAGACCAAGGATACCACGAGGTCCGAGACATACACGATCAGCGGCTGGCAGAACGCTTTCCAGCCTGATGGCATCGTGCCGGAGATCGTCGGTTCGATCCGCTACGCTCCGCCGTTTGCCGCCCGGTCCTATTCCGAGATCGTCGGCGACGTGCAGTACATCCGGGCCGTATTCTGTCTCGGCTACGGCGGCGACCATGGCCTGGAAATCAGCTCGTTACGCATCGGCGAGACGTCGATCGACGAATACGACGAGGTCGAGATCGAGACGCGACAGGGGCTCGCCACCGATCTGCCGCTCACTCTCTATCCGCGCCAGGTCGTCGAGGAATCGGTCGGCGCCGAGCTGGTCCGGCCGCTGCCGCGCGATGATGCCGGTAATCTGACCGGAGGCGCGTCGATCGAGACGCCTGTCGTGCGTACCACCGGTGCCGACGCGTCCGGCTGCAGCGTGATCTTTGGTTTTGCCGGCGGCCTCGGCACGGTCGACGACAACGGCAACACGCGCTCGATGACGGTGACCATCCGCATCCGGCAGCGCCGGCGGCTGACGGCTACCACCCACACCGACTGGACCGACGTCATCACCCTCAACATCAGCGCCGCCAAACTGGAAGGCATTTACCGCCAGCACAGCTGGAATTTCGCGGAACGCGGTCGCTACGAGATCGAGGTGACACGCCTCACCGACGAGCAGACGTCGACGCGCACGCAGGCGCGCTCCTCCTGGCTTGCGATCCAGACGCTGCGGCCCGAATACCCGCTAGCGTTCCCCTGGCCGCTGGCCCTCATCGCCGTGCGCGTCAAAGCCACCTACCAGCTCAACGGTAGCCTGGACAACCTCAACGGCCTGGTTGAGAGGTACTGCCTGGACTGGGACAGCAATACCGAGACCTGGGTGGTTCGGCTTACCAGCAACCCGGCCTCGCTTTACCGCTACACCCTTCAGTCTCCCTCCAATCCTCGGCCGGTACCGGACGCCGAGATCGACCTCGACACGCTCGCCGACTGGCACACGTTCTGTCGTCTGAAGGGCCTCAAATACGATGCCGCCCATGACGACGATCGCACCCTGAGAGAGCGCCTCAGCGATATCGCCGTGGCCGGCCGCGCCTCTCCCCGCCACGACGGCAAGCGTTGGTCGGTCGTCATCGATCGGCCGCAGACCCTCGTCGTCGACCACGTCAACCCTCGCAACAGCTGGGATTTTAAGTGGAGCCGGACCTATTTCGAGCCACCTCACGGATTTCGCGTCAAATTTCTCGACGCCTCCAACGACTACAAGCAGGCCGAGCGCCTCGTACCGTGGCCAGGACACTCCGGGCCCATCACGCTCACCGAGCAGCTCGAGCTGCCCGGCAAAACCGATCCTGACGAGATCTGGATCGAGTCCCGCCGGCGCATGTACGAAGCGCTCTACCGGCCGGACACCTTCACCTGCATGCAGGATGGCCCAGCTCGCGTCGCGACGCGCGGCGATCTGGTCGCGGCATCCTATGACGTGCTCGAGCGCACTCAGGTGGCGGCGCGGGTAAAGGAAATCGGCGGCGAGCGCCTGGTCGTCCTGGACGACGTCGTGACCATGGTCGCCGGCCGGTCCTACGGCATCCGCTTCCGGACCTTCGCCGACGAAGATGACACGATCGGTATCAGCACGCTACGCCCGGTTCTAACCATTGTCGGCGAGCAACGGTCGGTGCTGCTCGAGGGCACCGGCGCGCTGCCGCTCACGGGCGATATCGTCCACTTCGGCGAGCTGCTCACTGAGTCATTGCCGCTGGTCGTGACGCGCGTCGAAGCGGGCGAGGAACTGTCGAGCGCATTGCGCCTGGTCGAGGCGGCGCCGATCATCGACGAGCTGACGGACGAAGAGGTTCCGCCGGCCTGGTCGGGACGTGCTGGGTCGGAAGTCGGCGACAACACCGGTCAGCCGCCGGCGCCGAAGATCGCCTCGATCAAGACGGGCGTCGCCGGTACCGGCGTTGCTGGCCGCATCAGCCTCCTGGTCGCGCCGGGCTCTGGCTCGATCGAGAGCCAAACCTTCGAGCTGCAGCACCGCCTCAACGGTGCGACGGTTTGGAACACCGTCTCCTTCCCGGCCGTCGACGGCGGTCGAGATCTCGACGTCTATGCCACCGGCGATCCCGTCCAGTTGCGCTGCCGGGCGATATCGCCCGCCGGCGTGCCGGGCGGCTATACGACCGTTGTGATGGTCACGGTGGGCGGCAACGACAAGCCGCTGCCGACCGACCTCGACGACGCAATGATCTCGATCGCGCCGTTGCTCGGCGGCGCCGTCGTCATGTTCTCGTCGACCGACGATGCCAACACCGTCTCGGTGCAGATCTATCGGTCTCTGTCATCTACGCTCGATCGAGCCACGGACGCGGCCGGCGCGCCGATCGCCGTCACGCCGTCGCAGAGCTATTCGGAACCGGTCGGCGACGGCACGCGGGAATCGGTCATCACGGCCGGATCATTCAGCAGCGGAGCCGCCTGGATCCATGGCAGCGACTGGGACGTCGCCGGCGGCGTCGCTTCCCACGATCCGGGCGTCGCGGGCGACATTTCGCAGGCGCTCGCAGCCGTTGCCGGCAAGGTCTACCGCATCCAGTTCACGGTCAGTGGGCGCACGGCCGGATCGGTTCGGCCGGTGCTGCAGGGCGGCTCCTCGGTTCAAGGCGCGGCTCGCAATGCCAACGGCCAGTTCTCCGACCGCCTGGTCGCCGTGACCGGCAACGACACCGTCGCCTTCCGTGCCGACAGCAGCTTCAACGGCTCGATCGACGACGTCGTCGTGTTCGTCGAAACGTCCACGTGCCTGGAGATCGGCACCCATCATTTCTGGCTCGAGCCTTTCAACTCGGATGGGTCGGCAGGCCCGACATCCGGCCCCTTCAGCGTCAACATCAGGTGACATCATGGCCGATACTGGCGTCCAATCTCCGAACCTTCCTCGCGCCACCACGCTCGACAGCATCCTCGGCAACTCCGGCGACACGACCTCGCGGCAGTTCGTGACCGACTTGGCGGCCCAGCTGGTCGCCAGCGAGCCCATGCGTCTCGGGACGATGATGGGCCAGCTATACAATGCCTACGCGGATCTGCCGGCGGTGACGGCGCAGGTGACACCTTGGGTCATCGCCGATCCCGATCCGGCCAAGATCGGCATCTACAAGGTCTCCGGTGGCGCTTGGGTTTGGGCCTTGCCGCTGCCCTACAGCATCATCCCGGCCTCGATCGGTGATGGCGACACGGTCAACGTGCGCCAGCTCAATACCGGTCTGCCTGTCGTCGATGGCATCGCGATCATCATTCCGGTGGTCGGCACCAACACGGCGTCGCCGGTCGTCGTGCATATCAACGGCGGCGACGCGATCGCCCTGAAGAGTAACAGTGGGACGGACATAGACGTTGGCGGTCTGCCGAGTAGCGGGCGTCTGATGGCCATCCGCGAGGGAAGCTTCCTCCGCCTCAACAACGACGTTGTGGCCACCGCTGTCCTGGCAGCGACCGAGACCGCCCGCGACTTGGCAAAGGACTTTGCCAACAAGCCAGTGGACCAAGAGGTTCAAACAGGGCTCTATTCAGCGAAGCATTGGGCGACAAAAGCGGCTCAAGCCGACGCGGCGAGCGGGGCCACGGCCGCAAAAGTTGCCGCTCAATCCGCTCGGGACGACGCCATCGCAGCGAAGAACATCGCGGTGCCGGCGGCCACGGCCGCTGGAGGCTTCGCTGACGCCGCCGCCGCTTCGTCGGCTTCCGCTCAAACTGCGGCTGCAAATGCGCATTCCACCGCTTTGCTGGCCGAAACCTGGGCGGCTCTCGTCGCGATCGCCGGCACCGAAGCGCTCAAGGCCGCCCGTGTGTTGGCTGCGGATGCTGGCACTCACACCGATCCCGTCGTCGGCGGCACCGTGCCGAATGCCGGTGAATACCGCTGGTCGACGTCGCCGGCCGGCTGGAAGCGCATCGGCTCCGGCCCGGATGTGCCAAATGCGGCTATCAACCTCATCGAAAATGGAAACCTCGCCAACAATGGTGATGCTGTCACCTTGTACAATTCGCTCGGCAACGGTTCTTGGGATTCGGCCGTCGCGGCTATCACCGAAACGACCCTGGCTAAGTTTGATTGTGCCTATGCGATCGAGTGCCTTGGCCCGGTTGCCTCCGGGAACCATTTCGGCCAGTTGGTTTCAACCGCCTGCCGGCTGATTGGTGGCTCTTTGCTTGCCTCAGTGCTGATCCACGACCCAACCGGCAACTTCAATTTTGGGACAAATCAAGGCCTAGGGCTCTTCGCCCGATATTCCGATGGAACAAACACCAGCGTCGGCCTGCAGCTCGCTTCCTCCGGCGGAGCCGTGACCGGCTTGTACAGCTACGAAGCTCTCAGCTCGACTGTTCGGCGCTACTACACCACGCTGGCGCTGGATCCAAGCAAGGTTTGCACCCGTATCGACTGGGGCATCAACGACGCGAACAACACCCGCCCGGCAACGCTTTATGAAACAGGGTTTTGGGTGTCCTGGTCGCCAAAGGTGCAGTCGATCGACAAAACCTATTACCCCGATTGGCAGGCCTGCTCGAACCGGTCCTACAAGGCTTTGCGCCAGACTGTATCCTCGAACACGACCGCCATCGCCAGCAACACGGCAGCGATCGAAGCAATTCGCGGATCAAGTGTGCAAGGACTAGCTGATCTCAAAAACAAGCTGCGCGATCAGCTATCCTCCATTCATCTGACGCTCATCGGCGACAGCAACACGTGGGGCGTAATCGAGACGGGGTCGGCGACCCAAGACCCGAGGGCACAGGCCCTGTCCGATCCCCGCCAGAACACTACGGCGCGCACGTGGGCGAATCTGGTTCGTGACTTCCTAGGCATGCGTGTGTGCTCGGGCAAGAACAAGGCCGACACGGCGCCGGGAGAGGCGCTCTACTATGAAGATGTGATGGTCGATCCGATCCGGAACCCGGAGTTCGGGGTCTACGTGACGGCCACGGGAGCTAAAACGACCTATAGCGTTATCGCCGATCGCTACACAGGCGGCGGCTCGGTGGGGACGTTTCCAACTCTCATGAAATATGGAGATGTGGCGGTCGGAAACGAACTGCGCTTCGACTTCATCGGCGACCAGCTGTCGATCTATCATGCGTCGTTACAGACCGGCGGCAGCACGGCGGCCTATGATGTCTATATCGACGGGGTACTCAACAACACCTTCAGCTCCTACGTCGATCCTCCGATCTTCAATCAGCACGACACAATTTCGGGATTGGCATTCGGCAAGCATAGCGTCCGCATCGTGCCGAAAGTCTTCTACCTCCGGATTGAGGCGATCGGTATCCGGCGCAAAGTGGTCGTGACCAACAACGGCATCATCGGTACGAACACGATTCAGCAATGGAACCCGTCGGGCACGATCTCGCTGGCCGACGCCATCCCGGCAACCAGCACCCACATCATGATCATGCTGGGTACGAACGATCGGCAGAACACCAGCAACCCGCTCTATCCGAGCAAGACGGCGGACAACATCGAGGCAATTCTCGATTGGATCGCCACGAACCGGCCAGCCGCCAAGGTCATCCTGTTGGGTGTCTTGCTCTGCCAGGGAGCGCTCGAACAGGGCGGCGGCGGAACGACCTACTATTACCATTCGAGCCAGGTCAACCGGGCGATCCGCAACCTGGCCTATCGCAAGGGCATGTCGTTCCTGGATGTGTTCGCGAAGATGGCCATCGAATCCCTGAAGGGCAACAGCTGGCTTGGAACCGACAACATTCACCTGAGCAGCGCTGGCCATATGCGGCTGTTCGAGCTGATCTCGGATGAGCTGAAATAGGAGGGCTAGATGGGCATTAGGGCGTTTCTTGCGGGCCTGATCTGGCCGGAAGGCAAGCGCGACGCAGAGGGCTACCATCGCCTGCTGGATGGGCTGAAAGAAACAAAGCGATGGCTTAGCCCCGAGTTTCCGGAGGCTGCCGCCTGCGCCGATCGATTGCTGACAACGAAATAGTGCTAGAGCGGAAACTTCCCCGCCCACCCTACGTCGATGGGTGGCATCCAATGATCGAACTATTCCGAGAGGAACTTCGACGAGGTCACGCTCAGAAATGGGTTGCGTCCGCAAAGGAGCGAGAAGGATCACTACCGACCTGACAACATGCCCCAAACTGACGCCTGTGGCCTGAGCTCATTACCGAGGTTGGTTGCGACCCAAATAGCGCTATGCTGTGCTCGACATAGGTTCACGCTGGATTAGGAGCGCACAATGCCCAGGCTGCCGAGTATTGTTTTTGCGATTGTGGCCGTCGCTGCTGCCGCCATAGGATCCGCAGCCTTCATTGGGCTTTCTGGCATGCGATGGAATGAGGCTGCCGACACGCTGACGGGTTTCTTTGCCCCGGCTGGTTTTGTTGCTATATTGGCAACCTTGATTATCCAAATGCAGGCGTCTCATCGACAGTTCGAGACGCTCAAAAAGCAAAATCAGAAGCTGGAAGACCAGGAGGCAGAGCGTAAATTTGAAGCTCTATTAGTTGCAATTGAGCGCCACTTATACATACGCATCCCGAACGTTGCCGAATTGGACTTTGCGCCGATGCCGATGCATTCCCAGCTGAGGGTGCCTGACGATGTGGACGGAAACATCAGGCGGGCGGTCGATGAGTTCGACGAAACACTTGATAAGCTCGAGCTCAAGCGAATGAAAGGAACATTGGGCCCGTTTATGTATTCCGGACCGAGTCACAAGGCGCTCTTGTCACTACTGGACCAGGCGCTTTCTTCGGCCGAGCAACTTGGGGGAGTGGTTGCGCAACGCGCCTCCGATGTCAGATTGGATAATCTTCGTGGCAACCTGCTACGGCAATTCACCTAGGCGATAGCGCGTAAAGTATAGCCCTCTTAAAAAAGTAAGCGCCGCCGTCACTGGAAATCAACCGACGGCCCAACTCGCGCTAGTTTATCTAGGCTCGAACCAGTATTCCGGCTCGGTTGGAATGCCCCACAAGAATATGCATTGAAACGCCTTCAAGGCAGCACTGAGTCCGGCGCCGACCGTACTTAGGCAATGGCGCTCCCAATAACTAAATCCTTCTGCGTTGGTCATCCGTCTCCAAATCGTCAGCTTATCATCCTTCCATGAAATATAGTGGTCACGTCCGCCTACCACACGACGCGTTTGCACAGTAGTATTTGGCGCTTCCTCGATTTCCGCACAGTAGGTAAATGACGAGCGTTCACCGTCAAGCGAGAAGCATCCGTAATTCTGCGCGAAACTAAATAGTTTGGTCACGTCGGCCGCATTCATGAGCTCTTTGCTCGTCTCGTTCTCGGGTGGATGCCAGAGTGTCACATGGATGCCCTCACTTACGAGCGCCTTTACGAGTGGAGTGAAGTCACCGTCGCCGGCGAGTAGAGTGGCTCGCTCTATGTTCCCCCGAAACGCATGGGTCATCATGTCAACCGCGAGCTGAACGTCTACGCCTTTCTGTCGCTTATCTCTTCCGACGATCTTTCCTAATGCTACGTGGACACGATTGATCGCTTGTATTCTGTTGAAGCGATCTTGCTCAGAGTTTACACGTGCCTCGTAGGTGACGGGCGGTTCACCATGGCGTTGGCCCGGGATTGCATCGTAATAGAATATTTTGTCATATCCGTCGGTCAGCGCCGGAATGAATGGGCGACAAATGACATTGGCGCCGAGAATGCCTTTGCCAATATTTTCCACGGCGGTACGAAGACACCCTCCGTCGATAAAAAGATATTCACGGTCATTGTTGTAGTGTTTTCCCCTATTATTCAT